TTGCGCCGAATCTTCTCTACCTCTCCCTGGGAGAGATCAACCCGAAAGTCCCCGGCGGTCGGGACCGGCTGGATGTCTACCTCGACCCTGTATCTGTCCGGCAGCTCCGTCACGTCAGGATATTCATTCCGATCAAACATCGTGCCGAGGGTCTGTTCGCGGCTCCGGACGAATCTCGGGTACTCGATGCACAGCTCATTGACGAATTTCTTTCGCTCCTGCATCAGGTCACCGAGCCCCTGCATGAAATCGAAATGTATCTTCGCCGGCATTATCCGATAGGCCGAATTCCAGGGCATGCTGTGCTTGTCCCTGAACTTCTTGATCTTGCCGTTTGAGGTTACGATTTTGGCCAGGGCCTCCTTGGGGAGGAGGTTTTTGGTGTACTTCCCGGCGTCCTTGTCTGCCTTGTTGCGCTCGTTGGTCTCCTGGGTGACCGCCTTGTCGACGATCTTCCCGGTCCAGGTAGACATGTGAACCTGAACGAGCATTGCCTTATTGGTGATGTCGGTCATTTTTCTTCTCCTTGGTCTTGGGTTATTCTTCCGGGCTTGTGATCAGGCCGTTGTTGATTGCTTTTCTGATAATCTCCCTTCGGTGGACCAACCCATACCGCTTGTCGTCGGCTTCGGACCACCCCGGAAGATCCCTGATGTCAAACATGTGGCTGTCAGAATCAAACATGGCGTCCGGATCTGTCGTGTAGTGGTAGTCCATCCGCTGGCCCTCTTCGTCGTTCTTGTACGTGTGATAAACGCTGGTGTCGTTCTTGTACGTGTGATAAACGCTGGTGCCTGAAAAAACCCAGAACAACTCAGGATCCACCCATTTATAAGGCATCACAACCTCCCTTTCATTTTGAGGGCGACATGCTTGGCCAGAACCTTCTGGCCCTGCTCGCTCTCTTCGTCAATGTTCATCATTTCCAGCCACTGCCGGGGATGTTTCCTCTCGGAGACCCCGAAAATGGAGGCATACAAATACGGACTGTCTTCGTGGAGCTTCCTGGCAAAGGCCAGGGTCTCCACATGTCGGTAATAAGTGTGCGGGTCCCGGGCGGTCGGCGCCGGGACGTCGCGGAATAGACTCCGATAATAATCGTGCGGCCTCCAGCGGCCGGCCTGGTCTTTCTTGCCAAGCCGCCGGTGGGCGCCAGGCGGTAGCCGCTGTGGTTGATACATTATCTGCCTCCTTTCATCCTCCAGGCGACGTGTTGGGCGAGAATCTGTTTCGCTTCTTCGCCCTCCGGGTCTATGCCGGAGGCTTCTATGAAGAGGTTGGGAAACATGAACGGCTCGACATTGGAATACTTGAACAGGTTTCTTGTCACAGTTTTCATGGAGTGGCAGTTCGCGTATTCATTCATGAGGTGATTGGCTGAGACGTGGAACCTTTCAGCCAACCTCTGGATCAGCTTCCCGGTCATTCCTGCACCACCACATCCTTGTGTTTCACGGCCCACTCAATGAAGGCCCGGGTGTTAGTGATATCGCCGTTCTTCGTGACGGCGTCAGTGACCAGCAGGACCGAGAACTCCTCGGGCATGCGGTTGGCGTATCGAACGATTCGCCCGAAATTCTCCTCGTCGGCCTTGTGGCTCAGGGCACCACACAGAGCATAAAGGACCGGGATGTTTTCGGACTTGGCCATGTCAGGGACCGGCGCATTGTCCGGGTCCATAATGACCTTGTCGACGTTCGGCAGGTTTCGGTAGACCTTGAGGAAGCTCAGGAACTCAACGGCGAAGCCTTCGCCGGCGGCTCCTTTGTAGACCTCGAATTCCATGCCCTGGGGGACTCCGCCGTCCATCGACATCAGATCGCCGACGTTGTGGATCGTTCTCGGGCAGGGGCTGTTGACCAGCTCAAAAGTGGGCTGGAAATCGTGGAGTAAATTCGGCTTGAACCGCATGCAGGCGATCAGCTCTGTGGGGACGCCCTTCTTTAGTGCCCACACCACCCAATCGTTAAGGTCGGGTTCCAGCTCAACGATGGTCTTGAACCTCGACTTTACCGGCTCAAGCATTCCGGTCACACCAGCCTTGTGCTGCTTGCGGTTGGTGGCACCGACGAATGCGACGTGTTCGGAGACCTTTTTCCCGTTGATCTCACGAGCAAGCAACGGCTGCATAAGCGCTTTCTGAACCGCAGGTTCCGCTTGGCCCACATCGTCAAAGAAGAACGCCGTCAGTTCGGATGCCTCGATCATCGACAGAAGTTCACCGAAGGGAAGGAATTCAGCCTTGCCATCGACAATGGCCGGCAGTCCCTTGTAGTCGGTGGGGTCGCTGATAACCGGGTGAGAGATGATGACGTTGGCCCCGACTGCTACGGCAGCCTGCTTTACGATGTCGGTCTTCCCGATGCCCGGGGCCCCCGCTACCAGAACGGGGTACTTGGCTTTGATGGTTGATTCGAGAAACATTTTCAATTGACTCGGTTTCATGTAGTCCTCCTTGGCTTTTTGTTTTTGGGTTCCAATTGGGAAAAATCATGCCGCAGATCCGGCCAGGTCATTCCAAATTTGTTTGAGATGCCACTCTACGGTTTGCTCTTCGTCTTGGATTTGGAGACTTTCGACTGTCAAGCTGCCAGAGTCAAATCTGTTATCCACGCAGTCATCATCGACTCCCTGGATAACGAACTCAACTTTTTTGGTATACAGGTTCCTGTGATATTTGACCCACGAATCATATTGGCGGTGTTCGTAACCATTCAGAAAGTCTGGAAGCGTTTCACTTAAAAGAAAACTGGCATCGTCAATTACATCTACAATTCTGGTTACAACCTCCTCTTCGTCGCTACCTTCGGCCGATGGGTCTGGATCGACATGGAAAAAGGTTACATAGGGGCCGTAAAAAGCAATTGATATGGGCTCAAGCGCGAACGCCTTCAGGACATTCAGGGTCCCGGCTTCACGCCGGAAGTTTTTCATAACCTGCTCAGTAACATTAAACGCTCCCACGTTGGGGGCACCGGCCATTTCCGGGTTGTCAGGCCGGCAATAAAATATGCACCACATAATCCCTCCCTGGTTCCCGCTTGGGGAAGTTCAGGGCGCAAAAATGGCCCTGGGTTTAAATTTTAAAGGGTAACCTGCTCACTATCTCAGAAGCTGTCTGGTCTCTTCTGATAGGCTCGGTCTTGAATTCGTATAATTCTCCGTTAAGCTCCGCCAGCATCCATCGACACCAGTCGAGCGTCAGGCCGAAATGGTCCTTGGCATTCACCGAATCCTCCCGTTCGATCATAACTTTTTTCACCTTTGAGTACCAGCCGGCCTGCTCTGCCCGGCCTCTCGCGTCCAGACGGTCCAGATATAGGATGGCTACGGCATGCTTGAGTTTTTCTATCACCTTCGGCATCTGTTTCAAGATGGCGTGTTCTGCATTTGAAACTGGATGGATACGCAGCTCTGCCGAGACCAGGCTCCTGCTGAACTTGAATCTCAGCTTCTCTTTCGGCTCTCCGATAAAGTCCAGCACCCTAATTGTGATATCGAAATCCCCGAGTGCTCTGCCTTTGGTCAGAGAGACCCAGGTGAAGCTGTTGAGCTTTTGTATCGCCTCCCTGTTCGGAGTGATGCGATGTGCCACGACTAAGGCTGTGGCTACTTCCTTGACTCTTTGTGGGTTCATTTGAACAATCCTTCCAGTTGTCTGGCGACGTTCTTTGCCAGGGCAGAATCGCTTGGCCAGGCTACCATGATGTTTCCGGTAAGAAGATCCCTTGCTCCGTCATGTCGAGCTATGATCAGCATGGCTCGTTCGTGAACATAATAGGAGTGCCGCCGCAGCTTCACGATGTATTTGCCGAACATGAATTCTACATAATCATCCGTGCCGGGCGCAGCCTTCATTTCGACCAAGGACGCCACCAGATATTCGGCCAGCTCATCGGCAGTTTCCACCACGCCATCAAGAACTATCCTCCCCACCGGCAACCCCATCCTGCGCTTGGCGGAGACATGCGCCACCATCTCATCCGGTGAGTTGTAGACCGGGTCGGTCATGAGTCCTCCTTTCCGAACACGTCGCCGAAATGGTTGATTAGGGCCTGGATTGTCCTTTCCCGGGCCTCCTCCAGGGTATGCCCCAACCCGTATCGCTTATACGTGACCTGGTATCTTGGTGGCCCCAGGTCATTTTTTATGTAAAGATCGAAGTGTATGTATTCGGCTCCGGTCAGCGGCGTAGCATCGAATTTGATCTCTTTGTACCTGAACCAAGTCTTAACAACCCGCGGCCTCCCGATCCTCCACATCACGATCAGGTGATCGGCCAGCTCTTCAGGGCTTTTGTAGTTCATGGCGCCTCCTGTTCCTCTGTTCAGACCTGTACCCCCTGGCATATTTGAAAGCCCATGCGATATCCTTCCTTAGCTTCGCGGCCAGCTCGGCATGAAGGTCGGCGTTAGGAAGGCTAAACCTGCTGTACCGTTCTAAACTGTTGTGCTCGCCCCAAGTGGACGCCAAAGAGACAGGGGGCTCTTCGAGCCCGACAGGCTTTGGTCTCACCAAGAGATCAAAGGATCTACTTATAGGATGGGGATAGCGCTGTAACATTATTACAACATCTCTGAACCTTACATGCACAAGCCCGCCGTGCGCCTCCGCCTTCCTGGCAGCCAAAAGCAGGTAGATTGCGAGTTCATCCACATTCTTGAATAAGTTCGGCTTCAGTGTCTCCATCTTCTTCCTCCTCCTCCACGATCACGCCGATATCCACCAGGTAGGCGCGCTCCTCTTTCCACCAATCGTCAATATATTCGGCGGACCCCCTTACTGCCTTGTTCAGAGGCCGAAGGGCGCCGAGGAAGCGTTCGGCTTCTTTCAGGCCGTCGGAAGCATCGGTAGCATCATCGTCATCCTCTATGGAGTATGCGATAGCCTCCACGTTGACGACCTTATCAACGTCGATGGTCGTTGAGTATCCCCGGCCTCGGACTCCATGGTATGAATATCCATCCGGGTAAAACGTGGCGCCCCTACTTCCATCCTGGTAGATATTCCAGTCGTATCCGTACTCATCCTTGATCCAGTCCTGGATATATTCGATCTCCTGCTCGATGTAATGGTATAAGCTGTTGTAGAAATGCTCCCACTCGTCGTCATCCACTTCCGGCCAGAAAGCAGAGTACGATCCATTGTGATATACGTTTCTCCACTCCTCCTCAATCTCCGGGACCAACTCTTCCAGGATTTTAAGGCAGGCGATTTGTCTTGCGTTCATGGTTCCTCCTTGGCTTCAGCAGAAGATGTATTCAATGGCGCTGTGGACTATATAAACACACGGCTGGCCCTTGAACTTGGACTTGTGGAAGCTCACCGCATAATCGTCTTTGATGTGGAAGTCGCAGGCTCCGGGCTTGTCCCTTTCGCCACGGTACGAATAGTCCGGGAATATCTCTTCCACGTGTGGAGGCTTGACGTATTTTTTGAATGTCTTCCAGGTTATCTCCCGGCTGTTGTCGATCATTTCGTGAAGCGCCTCAACATCCTTGCATGAGACACAGTTGATTAAATATTTCATGGTTCCTCCTTGGCATTTTTCGGTTATAAATCATCACCACACTATGCTTTTAGCCTTTTCGGAGACGTCCGGCGGTAGCCGGGCGCCTCGGGAAGGGCTAAATCATGAAGCCCAGTCTTTTCTACTTTTTCGACTTTGGGGATATCTTCTGTCTTAAACGTCATTGTGAGATGGCATCTGTCGCCCATATTACCTCCAGGTTACATCAGGTTACATTTTTACACTGAAAAATGTAACCTATGTTAAGTTAATAACCTCGGGCACTTACGGCCCGAGGTTACAAAGTTACAAAAGTTACAAAAATTTTCGTAGATTTTTAGTGGAGCAAATCTCCGGCCCCGATCCGAACGAATTTCTCTTTAAGCTCGGGGTTGAGGCCCGGGTCGATGCCCTTTATGATGAGGTCGGTTTTCATGTCTTTCAGGTAATCGACGAACTCCTCTGCCGATTCGAACTCGGTCAGATTGACGTCACCCTCTGCGAACTCCACCACCTGAAGGGCTTCCGGGTTGCACCAGCTCCCATAATACCAGGCGTCCTGCCGGGTATCCACCTGCGCCCACCCTTTCTTGGTTGAGCAGAGGTTGAAGTCGAACTGGTAGCGGTCGCAGTCCGGGATGAACCAGTGTTGGGTTTTCATGGCGTTTCCACCTCCCTACCAGGGTAATAGGCTATGGCTTCACCCTTTTCATCGAAATATTTGATGCTCCAGGTCGGGTGACAGTTGTGCTTACCCTTGCCCATCTTCAGGGTGTTGGTGAACTTCACGTCCAGATTGCAGGATGAATTCATACCGACGATGGTGCCGGGCTCACCGTCCACCTCCACCATCATCCCGAGCCTGGGAAAGGAGAGCCCCCGGCATCGCTGGATGTCTTCGATAAACTGCTTTTCTTTTTTGGTCATGGCGTCTACCCTAAACCCGCATCGGCATAACGATCCCCTTGAAGGTCTCGTCGCCGCCGTTTACGTGAATGGCATCATCGCTACCCCGACCGAATCCGAGGCAGGTCTTGCCGTTTTTCACGCCGGTCTTGATGGCGTGGATGAGCAGCTCTGCGTCTACGCCGATCTCGAACGGTTCGTTCGGGATGCGGCCGTCACATTTGACGTCAGGCTTTTCGAACTCGCCGACGTCGGGGTTTGAGGAACGGAAGTTGATATTCTCCTCATTGATCGTCATGATCACACCTCGGTATGCTTTGGATCGGACCACAAGAGCCTGTTCCAGGGCCCTTTTCAGGTCGGCGGTGTTTACCTCGACGAAGTCGGTCCGGCTGAGGTCGTCGACCAGTGAATGGTATGTCGGGAAGTCCGAATCGAACGGCCTGGTGTAGACCGTGATCGGATCGGTGCCGTATTTGGCTCTCGGCTTGATGCTGAATCGGGACCAGCGCTCATAGGAATGGTCCAGAACCACCGACTCGGCCAGGAGCGCCACCTTTTTCAGGGTGGCCTTTTCGATTAGGAGCTGATCGTCGGTCAGGATTTCCAGAGGGACCGAATACAGGCAACTCCCGTCGGTGGACACCATTTGATTGTTGGGACCATCGAAATAGCAGGCGTTCGTGTGGGCCCGGGTGTCTTTCTCTTCTTGATAAAGCCCGGGCGGCATCCACATTTTCAGAACATCCGGCTTGTCGAGGTCCAACATTGTGAAGGTCTGGCCGATCTCGGGCACATCCGGGAAGTCTTCGGGCGGCTGGACATGCAGGCCCCTATAGGGGCCGATCGCAAGCGAGACTTCGCGGTACGAGATCGATGTGTCTCCGATCTCGTCGGGCTTGACGTAGTGAGTCTCGAAATCCAGGCCGAGTTCAATTTCCGGATCTCCGGACTTCTTCAGGATGTCCAGCAGCATCTTCGGGTTGATGCAGCACCCGTCGTCTGAACCTGTGGCGTCCTTAATTTCTATCGGGACCAAACAGAAATTGGTCATGTCGGACCCGATCACCGCCTCGTGCTTCGCGGAGATACAGACGCTGTTGGTTACTGCCAGAGAGGTGCTTCCGGCAAACTTCTTGGCGATCTCGACAGCGTTGACGAGATCATTGCGATTGATTCGCATGGGCTACTCCTTTTGTTTTTTGGGTTATTTTGGATCAGGGTTAAACAGGGTAGGGGGAAGAACCTTCGGAGCACAGCTTCAGAGGGAGTTAGCGGGGGCCAGGGCGACGGCCCCCGCAGCCAAGGAGCACAGCAGTTCGAGGTGAAGGTTCGCCCTCGTGAGCCCCGATTCGAGATCGAGGCTCAAGGCGGCGAGCCTTTGCGGGTTGAAATAAAAAGCCCCCGGGAGACAGCCCCCCAGGGGCCGGGCACCCAGGTAAACCGAATTGAAACCTGGGCGCCCTGTGATTGGTTCAGGGTAGAAAGTAGCTGATGGCCATGCTTATCACGATGATGGCCAGGGCGATCTTTGTATGGTACGGATCGTCGTTGTGCTTACTCATCGTTCAAATTTTCCTCCTTTGGTTTTGGGTTGGTATTTTCAGGTTTTCACGGAACTCCATTGTGATTGGGCCGATGCGCTCCTCCCAGGCGCAGAGCGGCTCGATCGGGGGTGGGGTGTGGGAGATTGGTTAAGTTTTTGAGTATTTACCGAAGCCAATTGGGCAGGCCCTTTAGGTCCTCGGGCTCCACCTCTTTGTATTCGGCTTCATAGACTGGGGTGCCGTTGGCTTCGGCGTATTCGCGGACTGCCTTGCCGGCAGGGGTGTACTTGGGCGGCTTCCATCCAGAGCAATGGTCGTATTCGTCGCATCCGTGCTGGTCCTGGTCCACATCTCTCGGGTCGAGCAATTCACCGTTCGGCCCGCGGAGACACTTTTTGAAGGTGTTGTAGTAGCAGTTCGTACAGTTTCTTTCGGGTACGTGAGACATAAAGCCTCCTTGCCCCGTCGTGGGAACCGGGGCGGTGGTGGGTGGGTTATGGTTTGTTTTTGGGCTTGACCTCTACGATATCGGCCACGTTGCCGTCCCTGTTTCTGACCTTCAGAACGCAATAGCCGTAGTAGTTAGCGGCAGCGATATAAAAAGCCTGCCCGGTGGCCATAGCCTCTTCGAAATCAGCGTAGACAGACTTCCTGTCGAGCGAGACGAACTCGGGGGAAAGGCCGATATACCCCGAATCCGAATGAGAGCATATTTCGTCTATCTTCTCTTCAGAAGCGAATGTTCTCTTCATAAACCCTCCTCAGCAATGTTGCGGATATTTTGCGACGATGATCTCGTAGACCTCCGGTCGCCAGTCCCGGACCAACGATAACAGCCGGGGCCGGTCGTCGATGTTCACCTTCCGAAGGAAGTCTATGGCGATTGCGTTTGCGACCGGCTCGGGTGGGCCGGTCGCGTATGCGGGGTGGGTGAGAAAATCCATTATGCGGCAACCTCGGATACCTCTTCGAGCTGGCCGGACTGGGCCTTATACAGTCGGATCGTGTTTTGGTAGTGGGCGACCATGCGAGACATGGTTTTGATGGTCTCTTCCACCTCGGGGAGATTCCCGCGCTTGGCCTTGACCACAACAGCGGCCTTGCCGTTATTATAACCTCCCTCCTCGAAGGACTTCAGGGCCTTCTGAAGCTTTGCGAAGGCTTTGCCGGCGTTCTTGAGCCCGGATTTGTCCTGCATTTCTTCTTTCTGCTCGGGGAAGAGGGTTTTCTGAGCCTTGTCCGCGGCGAAGGCGTCCATGGCGGCGATCATGTCGTCGGCCTTCTTTTTGCCCTTGGCGGACTTCCAGGCGGCGGTCTGGGTGGCGGCGTTCTCCGGGTATATCTTGAGAAGGTGTTCGGCCACCTTGAACGGGCATTTTCCGCCGTTTATATCATTCCGGAGCTGGTCCGGGAGACCGGCGAGGGCGATATCCCGGTTGATGATGGAGACCGAGAAGCCGAGGGCCTCGGCCAACTCCTCTGGGGTGTCTCCGTCCTTGACGGCCTGGACAAAGGAGTCGGCCGTCTCCAGCCATTGCTGGTTGATGCGGGCGGAGTTCTCGATCATCTGGATGCGGCGGACTTTCTTCAGGTCGTCGTTGGTGTAATTCCGTATGACGGCCTTGATGGTTCCGCGTTCCCGGAGCTTTTCCCGGACCATGTGGCCCTGATACCGGCATTCCCCGCAGACGATCATATACTTTTTCTTGCTTGTGGGATCAGGGTGGGGGCGCACAATGATCGGCTGAATCTGCCCTTCCTGCTCGATTGAGCGACCGATCCGAACGATCTCGGCTTCGGGCTTGACCTTACGGGGCTGGTCGGGGTCGGTTTCAATCTCGATCAGGGGCAGGGATACAACCTGCTCGTTCTCTTGAGCTTCATCAAATTTTGTCATGGTAAATCCTCCTTGGCAGGGGGGTTATTGGTACAGGGATATCCTGTCCACCTGCTCCGCCGACCGGGAGTGGGGTCGGCGGATGAGGTTGATGGGATAATTTTAGAACAGGTTCTCTATCCAAAGCTTGGAGGGGTCGTCCTGCCTCCTGACGTATTCCCCGTTTTTGCCTATCTCATAAACCCATGCGTTGGTTATTTCAGGTTCTGTCCCGGCGGTTTCCGCTATGTCGTGGGCCTTTTCAATCGCAGCCTCATTCCAGGCCTCAGCCTGGAACTCGCCGATTGCTACGAAAGACCCACCGACGTCGTTGATTTGCCCGCAAACCGCGAATTTCCGTAGGGGCACCCACTTGACCATCACGACTTCCAAGTCGTCAAGCGTTGCGACCGGGGTGTCGCCTTCGGCCTTGGAGGCCCTTACGCCGCCTTTTGGCCGAATAGCCAGACCATTTTGGACGCCGTCCCAAAACGCCCTCTCCTGTTCAGGGAGGGATGGACAGGCTGCCTTGAGAACCGCAGTTGTTACGGGATGACCGCACAAGTTCCGGTTGACCCTTTCCAGCATTGAGCGGACGTTTTCTTCTCCATGTATCGGCGTGATCTCCAGCCGACCCTCACTGAATGTTGGGGCTACTACGGTTGAGAGGAGGGTCAAGGCCCTTCCCTCAGTAACCTGGAAAACGGTGTCACTGTCGCAACTGTCACAGGTAGGCCAGTTGCGGCCGAAAAACCGTCCGGTTGAAATCGTCCCGCAGGAATCACATTCGAATTTTTCCATTTTTTTGCTCCTTGGCTAAGGGTATTGGTTTCTACACATCTATTACGGCATTCGACCGGGAAAATTCAATTAAAAGATGAAATCTTCATCCGGCGTGTTTTCGACGTAAACGATTATTTCATCCGGGGAATACCAGCACCAGTCAAGGCGCAGGTGGTCCGGATTCTTGTATTTGGGGCTATGGAACATGGCTGAAATCGTGTCTAGAAGTGTTTTGACCATGATAAAACTCCTTTCAGCCCCGGTCGAATACCCTAATAGGTGTGCAGACGGGCGTATTTCAGCCGACGCTCTACCAAGCGAAGACAACACGAGCTAAACCCGATGGCCCAAGGACAGAAATCGTCCTTTGAGGTCGTGAGCCGGTCTTTCCCTTGCGGTACTCGCACCGGACGGACAAAGCCGCACCTCCGAGGGCCGGGGGCGTTCACTCGCTATACACCCTTGCACACCAAATACAGAGCGCAGAATCGGGATATCACTTCAGGAATCCCGCAGCTCCTTTTGCGAATACTCAGGCGTTCGCGACTACGCTTGAACTTTCACCCATTGGGCTACTCGCCATCAGCGTGTCCCGACGGCCCGGACCAATGTCCATTGGAGGCCACAGCGTTTCCTGCCTATACCCGGCTTCACTGCACAAAGAGACAGCGACGCACACGTTTAGACGCTCAGGAGCTTTGTTTTCCCAGTCGGATCAATCCTCGATCCTTTGCTCTGGTTCCTCTTCTGTGACCCCGAAGAGGGCTTGATACGCCGTCACCGGCATACCGGGGCACACGTCAAGCCCGACGGGCAGGGGCTTATAACATCCCAAGCAGGGAAGCGATTATGTCGCCGCTCACCTTTATTTCAGTGTACAGATCCATAGGGGTGAGGTCCCCGACCGGTGATATCGTCACCAATCGCTCAGTGAGACCAACGAAAACAGATTGTTGACCCATCGGATAACGACCCGAGATCTCCTGAGAAATCTTCCGCCGCCGGATGCCTTTTTACGACCCATGCCGAACCAGAAATCACATGGGCAAGATCAGGAGCATATTAGCATATGCTTATTTACGTCCACCCAGACATTGGACGGCTTTTCTCTCCACAAGCAGGGGATGATACATATGGGGGTTTCGATACCATGAGAAGCGTATCAGTGAGGGTGAATCCGGTAATCCGTACCGGCCGCGGCATCGTTTTACTGTAGGGGTGGTACTCAGCATTCGCACAGTTGGCCTACGATGAAAGGCCCAGAGAATCCGCTCAGGGGGGTGGATACCAGGTTCGACCTTACTGATGGCAGGTAAGCCGGGATCAGTGAGACCGGGGTATCCGGACCGACGAGACCATGTATTTGCGAGCGCAGACCAAACATGGTCAATTCTGCGATATTGTTTATCGCCGGTGTCGAGGTTTTCACCTCATTAAGACCTTCAATCTAAATTGAAGGCCTTAATGAAGCCCCGTCATGGAGACGGGGGAAAGATCATTTCATAGCAGAGAGCATTTGTTCGAATTCTCTCTTGCTTTTAATCAGCTCCCGTTTCAAGTCTTGATTCGAGGTGAAGCGAATTTCTTTTTTAATTTCTCTCACACGCTGAATCAGACCCATTTTAAACTCCTCTCTCTCTTTGTCCTGCCTCGCTTTCGCCTTCCTGTACTCCGGGAGACCCGGATCATAAACATTGGCAAAAGCATATAGAGCCAGGGGAGAAGCCAAAATCGAAACAACAGCGACCGGCAAAGATACAGCACCGGTGACACCGCCGACAACACCACCTACAAACAATCCCGTCATGGTCATGTTCGATACGTGGAATTGCCAGGAACCAAAGTCGTTCTGTGCTTGTTCCCACAAGGTCCGAGACTCAGCGGGACCAGGGAGAACCAGAACGCAGACCATAGCCAATAGGATGATAATTCTTTTCATACAGCTCCTAATGGTTGAGGGTTCCTACATTCGGGTATTGCTACCCGGGTAAGTATCTGATAGTGTGTATCAGGTACTTACCTGAGGAGCAATGTTCCTGCTTTCTTGCTTACTATTATCCTGAACTCCGGAAAGCGTAACAAAAAAAATGAAAAAATTTGAAACACCCGAAATTACAGGGAAAACAGAAAGAAAGAACATTTCCATCAAACCAGGGATAAGAGAAATAGCTGAACACATGGCCAGTGAAGACCGGCGATCGTTCAGCAATTTGCTCGAATTCCTGATAATGAAGGAGGCGGAGAAACGCGGCATCATCAGGGATACCTGAACCTCCGTCTTGCTTACTGTTATCCTGATGGGCGGAAAGTGTAACATCTTTTTTTGTGCTGTAATATCAAGATGTTACAACAATAGGATACTTTTCTCAATTGTGTATCCTATGCACCAAAATTTGTTACCGGAAATACCGTTTTTTGGTGCTTCATCCCTTCTTATTTACTATTATCCTGAACCTCGGAAAGCGTAACATATGTGTGAAAATAATTTTTAAATGGCTGTTTTTATTGTGTTTCTTCGCTTGTGGGCTTTTCCGAATTGTAAAACTTTTGTAAAAGGTTCTATAACTTATGTTGTTTATTGTGTATCTGGTACACAATATGCTTTTATATAATCGCGTGCGCTCATTTGGAGCGGATAACCTAAGCCAAGGAGAAAACAAAATGAGAAAAGCGAATGAAAAAGAATTGACCGGGTATCAAGCGATTGTAAAGAAAATTAGGAAACAAAAGGGATTTGTCACTAAAACGCGCACCGGATCGTTTAAAGAGGGTGAACGAGAGGAATCCCGACTCGATGCTTTACAGGATGGCATGGTAGCCCTACTGGAAAAGGGGGAGGAATTGAGCAAAACAAACATATCCCGCTATGCCGAAATGTCACACAAGCGGATAAAGCGGGATATCGCTCAAAGGATGAGATACAAGGCGAGCTCAACCGCCGTTGACTCCGAAACGTCTGAAATTATTGATATTTTAGAAAATTTTCCGGATTCCCAAAAGGGTAATAAAAAAATGATGGCCCTAGCACATGGCGCGATTATTAAACGATTAAAAAACAAGCGGTTGCGCTCCATTTACATTCTAAAATTCAAGCTGGGATATAGTGACCAACGAACCGGGGAGTGTCTCGGATTGTCTCGTATGCAAATACACCGAGAAAAAAAGGTTTTAATGGAAATTCTAAAAACGCCCGAACTAAGGGAATTGTACAATGAATTAAAGGGGTTAATCGGTTTAGAGGGAATAGAATCCCCGAATAAAAAGCATTATCCCGAGAAAATGGCGGATAAGGCCTTAAAGGAGATCGCTCGGAATTTAAACGATCGGGAGCGCCTTTTGTTTGAGGAGGTATACCTTAATGATTCAGAGGATATCGAGGATTTAAACGAAAAATATGTGAATAAAATCAACCGCTTAAACGCGAAAATCGCCTTTAAATTCCCGCATTTGGTAGCAGGGTTAAGGAAAGCCGTTTTTAACTCTCCTGAGAGGTATCGTAAGGCTAGGGTAAGATATAAGGACAGTTTCAACCGGAGACGATTAGCGGATATGGCTTCAGATGTCAAACGACTGGAAAACCCTGGGAGGTTTTTTGATAAAGATAATAAGAGATATCTACGAGCGGTGCCGCCGGTGGAGCGAATGCCTAGGGCACCTTTTGTGGGCAACCCTGAAAGCCTGTTTTATCAGACCGAAAAACCGGTTTTAATCGACTGGAGCACCAAAGGCTATCAACTCCCCATGACGGTATTTACGGTTCCACTTAGCCCTTGGCAGGTTAATCAGCGTAAGATCAACCGGATGTTTTCGGGCGCATGGATCGAGATTGACGGCAGGGCTATCAGATGGAACCGGGATAATTACACCTTAAGGCCGAGCGGAGTGATTGAGTAAGCCATAGCGCCACATAGGCCGAGTTAAAAGCCCCATGCCGTTTTCCGGTATGGGGTTTTTTTGTGTCTGGTGTTCCACTGGTCGGATTGTTCCACGTGGAACAATTAAGGATTCCATGTGGGAAAATGTGGAATGGGTCATTTTGACCCGAACGCTGACTATGGGTCATTTTGACCCATTATATAAAGCGGGTCATTTTGACCCATTGGTGCAATGTTTTTATTGCATTTACGGGAATTTGATGATTGACTCTTACCGCAAGATACGCTCACAACGAAAATCGTACGGAACGCCGAACAATCGCCAGCCGTCGAAAGCTTTTCCGAACGATCATTTTTCAGCCCGCAAAACAACAAAATTTCCAGCGGTTCACGTTGCTTTATAGGGTATTAAGTAATTTTAAGGCCCCTCGATCTATCTCAAAGGGGACGGGTCTCTATATGCGCCTACGCAGTACTCACCACAAAATTTTCCCCCCAAATTCCAACATTTTACAAATTTTTTCCAAAATTCCCTTTACTTTTCCCGGATTCCAGCAATATCCTTGAATCGAGCGACAAACCATACAGAATTCGCGCAAAAAACAAAAGAAAAGCATAAAACATCACGAGGAGCGAGAAAAATGTCTATAAGAGCCACGGATCTCTACGATTTGACCCTTTCGAAAGGGAATCTTTGCCAACATGGCGACACAATGCCCGTAATTGCGTGGGATGCTCTAACTTTGTGCCCAGGCGACAACAAATGCAAGATTTATGATCGATGTCCCTATACAAAGCGCGAAGGAACCAAATGCCGCATCGAAGTCAACTACATGAACGCAGTCTATCAGGCATTTCTTCCCATTATCGAGAAAACCGACGACATGATGATCCGAATTAAGATCGGGATGCACATAATCCCGCTTTATCTCCAGCTATGCCGTCTCAAGAAGACCGAGCTGGCCCTGAACGGGGAGACCTGCTACCAGACTCCGAAGGGTTCCATCATGACGCACCCGGCGTACAAGTCGATCAATGAAACCCTCCGATCTCTGGAGCGCGAGATCTCCGGGCCGTTCCTGACGTATATCAGGGGCCTGGGCTTTCAACGTGTTCCGTATGAAGGTCTCGAGGGTCCGGTGCTCAATGGCGCCCTGTCGGGAGACGCGAGCTATTACACCCAGATGGAGCAGGCCGAACCGAAGAGAAAAAAGCCCGGACCGAAGAAAAAATCATAGCGTGACATATACTCTGACGTCTACGAGGTGAGCCATTTCGTCCATAAAGAACCCCTCTCTGTTTTTGCGCTTGGCCCTGACGTTGACGGTCTCGATTTTTTCAACCGAGGTTCCGGTTTCTTTCTGGAATCGATCGATGAGCTGCGCGATCTCGTCTTCGAGTTCTTTTCGCTTCTCGACTATTTCATCGACTGTGATTGTGTTCATGGTCGCCTCACTTTCCTCCACCATTGCTTAAGTTCCCTGACCTCCAGAGGATCTTTTCCTTTTTCGGTTGGGCCGAGGACCCAGACCGGTTCGCCGTTTTCTTCGTAGACCCGGACCACCTTAAAAATGTTGCCGGTGAAGATGTGGCGCATCATGTCTCCGGCCCTGACGTCTTTCTCGATAACCATCAGCTCCTCACTTTCGACCAGTTGAACATCCTGGACTCCCGAACGGTCAGCCCATTGTCGAGGGTCCAGACTGTTTCACCATCGATATCCTGAATGTAGATCACCAGGAATTCCTTCATGGTGTGGATGTTCCGAACCCGATCGCCTCGTCTGACTTCCAGGCCGTTGGTTGCCGTCGATGTCATCGGTTATCCCCCGATCCGTTCAACTTGCCTCTGTTCTGTCTCGACGCAAGCTTGTTGATGTTGCCCTGCGCGATGTCACCAAGATGAAGATCGAATTCACACGCCACGTTTGCGACGTACCAAAGGACATCACCGAGTTCCTTTGCGATCTCCTCCCGGTCTTCATCGGTAGGGGTTCCTTTTTTATCCCGAAGAATCTTCTTTACCTTTTCAGCCACCTCCCCGGCTTCTCCGCTTAGTCCGAGGGTTGGATATGTGAAGTTCCGGTTCAGGTCAGGATATATCGCCGTTGATCTTGCCTTCTCCTGATACTCTTGAAAACCAATCATCCGTCCACCTCCTGCGCCGCCCACCTTGCGATGTGGACGGCGTCTGCTTCGTTGTCGTCTTCCGGATCTCTGCCGAGGATTTCTTTGGCTGCCGAGATCATGTCGTCTTTGCCGGCGTTCCCTTTACCACATGCGAACTTCTTGAGGGTCCCGGTCTCCACGGTCATGTACGGGATCTCTCTGGCGTCCGCCACTTCCTGGACCCGGCCGGTCAGATTTACACAGATCTCCGTCGCGGCCCCGCCTCTGTGATGGGCCCGTTCATAGGATATCAGCTCGACCTTCGGTAGGAACCCGGCCATCTTCTCCAGCCAGTTTCGGAACCGAAGAAACATGATGCCGTTGGACTCACCCCGCTTCTTGCTGAAGTCCTGGACTCCGGACTCCAGAACCTTCCCATTGCAGCTGTCCCACAGGCACCATCCGGTTTTGGTTGCACAATCAAGCCCGAGTACGATCATCCTTTCCCGCCTTTCTTTTTGTGCTCTTCAATACAATCTATCATCATTCGGCAGAGCAATCCTCCGGCCCTGGCTGTTCTCTTCGCCATGATCAGCTCGTCATGCCACAGCATCCCGATCCAATCGGTCCCGTTCCATTCGATGTTTACGGTGTAGTCGTCCCCGCATGCCTCCTGAAGCAAGTCCATAACGCTCATTCTTCCCCCTTCCCGGGCCGATCATCCAGCTCCGGCCTTGTTTCCAGTGTCCACAGAATAGAGAGGAGCGAGAATATAGCCCCTCCCAGGTGGTGCTTCTTGACTCCGAGCTTCTCGGCATCCGGGTCCCAATCCTCCCGAAGCCAGAAGAAGACGATGATATGCCTCAAAGCCGCCGCCGCCATTACCGATGTGAAGAATCCCTTCCTCCAGGACTCTCTTTGATATTTGAGGAGGCCCTCCTGATACGCAGGAACCACATATTTGACCAGCATGTCCATAGGCAAAAGAGATACATCCGGCTTTGCCTCCTCCTTGTAGTTTTTAGGAGCCATATCTCCTACAGAGGTTACAACGACACCCTCCGATTTGTAACCGGAGCCCCTCCCAAGCTTTACTCTATCCCAAAACGACACATCCACCTCCTGATTAAAGGAATTATCTTTTCGAAATGTAACCTCGGTTACATCTTTCGCACATTGGTTACAGTTTTTGTTACCTGCCGAGCGGCCTGTTTTCGGCCCCTTTCACAATCAAGATATCGTGCGCTAACCCCCCGATTGTTGAAAATGTAACCTTTTGTAACCTAAATGTAACCTCTCTTTTTGCCAATGATTATAACATCTTACAAAGCCAATTTTTACCGAGGTTACAAAGTTACAAAGAAAAATGTAACCTCATATTATGGCGACTTCGGCCTCTTGATTTTTTCCTCGCATTTTTTTGCCGGTTACATTTCCATGTAACTTTTGTAACCTGGCCCTGAGTTACACCCCTATATATATATATAACCTAGTATATAACTATTTATTATTATTATTATTATAGGGCCTCATCCGGATGAAAGTAACCGTAAAACTTGAGGTTACATCCAGGTTACAAAAGGTTACATTTTTAACATCGTCCTATATACAGCTGTTATCATTGGTATATTTTCCGCTGGCATGTCTGGCACGATACGTAGCTTTCGCCTCTCCCACTGACTCGTCCGCGTGGTGCCTCTTGCCGTGCAGCTTGAGGTGGTGGCTGCGACAAAGCCATGTGATGGAAAGCGGCTTTGAGTAGTCCTCGTGATGAGCTTCAGCGTCCGCCTTACCACATACGCTGCACCGTCCCTTTTTTATCTCGCCGGATCTTATGCCGTTGGACACAGCGATCCTTGCCTTATATTTCTCGTGGTTCACAGCTCTGCGCTCCCTCTGCTTGGAAACCGCATATGCTCTCCGCTCCGGATCTTTCCATCTGCGCTTCTCATATTTAGTATAGTGGTCGATCCGCTTTCTATAGTTTTTGGACACATCCTTTTTAGCGCAAAGCTTGCACTTGTTCAGGTGCCCATCTGCCATCGCCGGATGCCGGTAAAACTCATCGAGGCTTTTAACCTTTTCACACTTAAAACATTTTTTAGTAATCATATCAGTACCTTATCTAAAAGGGAATATCCTCGTCATCAGGCGCCTGCGTAGGATCGTATCCGCTGCCCCCAACACCCCCCCCATTATTCGTTGGTATCTTGGGGGTCGAGCCGGCCGCACCGGCGCCGCCGCCCGCCGCCGCGTCGGGTGGGGCTGACCCTTGCTGTTGGTTGTTGGTGCCTCCTCCGAGCATCTGGAGGTCCCTGGCGATGATTTCCGTGGTCCAGCGGCGGTTGCCTTCCTTGTCCTGCCACTCCCTGGTTTGGATTTTGCCTTCGATATAAACCTTGGAGCCTTTGGTGAGGTACTGGTTGCAGATCTCGGCGAGGCGCCTGAAGGCCACTATACGCAGCCACTCGGTCTTCTCCCGCTTTTCGCCGGTGCTCTTGTCGGTCCAGGATTCGGACACGGCTACCGAAAAGTTCGATACCGCCGTGCCGTCGTCCATATGTCTTGCTTCCGGGTCCCGTCCGAGGTTCCCTACGATAATCGCTTTGTTTACACCCGCCATCTCACCTGCCTCCCTTCGTCTGTTTCATGATTGCATCTTTTGCCTTCTCGACCTCTTCCCGGACCTCCTGGAAGAAGGCTGCGTGGCCGTACATACGGATACACCTGGCCAGCCATGCCGTTGGTCTGATTTCCGGGTAGTTCCCGGGGACTCCGTCCATTTCCATGCACATCGCCTTGATCTCCTGTCTCAGAAGGGCGTTGAACTTCGCTGCATCGTCTTTAAGGTTCATGGTGTGACGTCCTCCACTACGCCCATCGCGCGTCTGAATTCGGTTGTCCTTTCTTCTTTGGACAGCTTCTCGAAAGCCTTCTGGACCTGCGAGCCCTGCGAGTCGAGTATCTGTCTGAGCATACTCGCCTTGGCGTCTTCCATGGTGAGGTGGATGTTGCCCATCCTCATCGGCTTCCCTGGTCCGCCTGGAGAAAAGGTCTCCGCCAGCGTCCCCTTCTTTTTCATCCTCTCCGCCGCCCGCGCCGCCGCCATCATCCGTTTGCAGTGGTTGGTCAGCATGATGTGGGCTCGTTCCTGAAGCTCCTCGGCGCAGGCCTCCGGATTGTCGTCTGGTTCGAGTTCGGCTTCGAGCCGGATCTCGGGGAGCGCCCCGAAGCCATCGGCGGGGAAGTCGCCACGAGCCTTCACTGCCGTCGCTACAGCCGTAATCTTGGTAATCCTCACCGTGGCACCTCCTCCCCCGTCTCGATCATGTGCTTCAGCCGGACCGCCCGGCCCTTGACCTGGCAGAACCACTTCGAGTCGGCCATCTCAGTGCCGGCGTCCAGCCACCGCTCATCCTTGACCGCGGAGATAAACCGCTTGAACCCGAGAAACCCGGCCATGCCGAGGTTGAAGCGCATATCGATGAGTGCATGCTGTCTTGCATCGGTGAGGTTCGGCCAGTTCGGGAAGGTTCTTTCCATATCGATGACGCATTCGTTGATGTCTCGATCCAGAAGGATCATCGCCTCTGCGTGAGAGAGCCCCTTCTTGTCGAGGCATCTTCCGACGCCGATCGTGGGATGCCCCGTGATCGTGTCTCCCGGACCGAGAGGCTTTCCGTCGTAATCGTCGTAGACCGTCAGCCGCTGGCCCTCGTGTTCAGCGAGCTGCTGTTTCAGTCGATCCCATTTCATATTGTTTTTCTCCTTTTGCTTGGTAATCCATTCTGATTTTTCAAGGACGGCTCCGGCCGCTTTGGTCCAGGCTTCTTGGACCCGCTTCGAGGCGGCTTCCCATTCGTTTTTGAACGTAAGCCCGAGATATTCCCTGTGCGTCTCGTAAGCGGTGGAGGCCAGCCATGCCATAGAGGCACCAGCCGGCGGTTCCTCTTCGGGTTCCGGTTGGGAAAAATTGACCGATAAAAAATCCTTCCGGAGTTCTTTCCCGCAGCGGCCGCAATTGATTGTGGAGACCCACCGGCCTTCGCCGTCTACGCTGACAATCGCGGGGCTTGAGTCGTCGTGCATGCCGAGGCTGCAAAGGATGCTCATCCGTCGCCTCCGTCGTCCTGGTCCGTCTTTCTGGCCAAGCCTTTAAAAATGATCGGGGTGAAGCTTTCGTCCAGCTTTGCCACCGCGACACTGTCGTCGAGCAGTCCGGACCTGAAGGCGACAAGGGCGCCCGGATCGAACCCGCTGGTCGTGACATGGCTTACCCGTTCATCCTGCACGAAGACCGCGGCAGCCCGCTTTGCAAAATCAATCACCGTTTCCATTTCCTCTATGTCAATAATCATGCCCATATCAATCCTCCACCCCCTGATGCCTGCACAACCCTTCCCGCAAATCCTTCCCGCAGACATTGCATTTTGGTACGGGGTGATGGAAAGAGCCTTGGAGGCAGCACATTTCAGGCTTGCTCATGACGTGCGACGGGTGCCGCTCCCAGGTCCTCCAGACAGTTTTTTCGCATGCGGCGCACTTCCATACCACCGGGTATCGCTTGGTTGCCCTGCTCATGGCTTGATCCTCCCGAACATGTTGCAGGCAGACCCGGTCCAGCTTGAAAATATTCTTTCCGCAATCACCTTTTTTGTCAGGGCGATAGTCGCCCTTATGTCAGCCATGGCGTCATGCGCGTTGGCCAGGGCTATACCGAAGTGCTTGCACATGGTTTCAAGCTTACAGTCCTTGGTTTCGATGATCCCTGCCCTCCAAAGGCAAACCAGAACAGGGTACGGATCTATCGGCTGGAATTGAAGATGATCCCAGAAGGCATATGGCCCTCCTGAGCACTTTTCATACCATGCCGAAAGAAACTGGAGGTCGAACTGGTTATTGTATCCTCCCGGGATATACCGTTTGGCTTTGTTTTTTCTGAAGCCATGCCTGTCAAGGATGCAATTTAATTTTTGGTATGCTTCCAGCGGATCCATGAACGTGCTGATCTCATCCATGGCGACTCCGTTCACAGCAAGAGCTTCTTTGGAAATCAGATCCCCCTTGAAGGGCTTCATCTTCAGGTTGAACTCTTCGACAAGCCCTTCCTCGGTTTCGATCGCCCCAGCTATTTGAATTACACCATGCCTGCCAGGCTCGGTTCCTGTAGTTTCAAGGTCATTCCAGAATATTCTTTTCATGGCCGAACCCCCGTAGCCATCTGAAGCTCATAGATGGCTCGTTCAAGATGCCCGAGGTTGTCCGCGGGATCGCTCGTTTCGTCGGTCTCTATCCTGATTACGATTCGGTAGATCTTTCCGTCTTCGGTCTCGAAGGTTCCGTCGGTTTCGACAGGCCTGCCGGGAGGGGCAAGCGGGCTGACTTGCTCTGAAACATAGACGACGTATCTATCGGTCCGGACCCCGTTTACCGCCGGCTGCTCCACGATCACTTCAGCACCCCAGGCCGACGTTGCTAGTAAGATCGCACCGGCTGCTATCAGCTTTGCCGGTTTGTCGCAAAGATCGCAGAATGCTCGTTTCATGCTCCCTCCAAAATCATCACGGCCGAGTCATAGGCTTCCTCATAGCCCTGGCCGACAGGGCTGTAGAGGTCTTGCTGAATATATCCCGGCAGGCTCTTAAAGCATTTCCAGCAGAAAGACTTCCCCCTGGCTTTCATCTTGCCGCAGATGCACTCCTCGCTTTTGAGTTGGTCGATGTAAAAAAGTCTGTCGCTTGGTTTCATTTTTTCTCCACTTTTTTGAAAGTTATGGCCCAGACCCAGGGATTTGAAAGCCAGTCGATACCAGGCTTCTTCCCGTTCAGAACCTCCCAATATTCGTAGAAATGCTCCGAGGGGTACTGGCCGATGTAATCGTTGCCAGCGGGGGTGACGACTGCCGTAGATTCGAATCCCTCGGCAATCGCGTCCTCTTCGCTGATTTGATTGAGTCGTTGAACCCGAATATCCGTGATTTCAAGGAATATCCGGCAGACCCACTTGGGCATGAAGATGGAGGGGCGCCAAGGGCCCTCGTCGAGACTGTCGGCCTTGTATTCGATCGGCCGAGTTTTTAAATATTCCAGGTCGAGGCCCTTGAGGCTTCCTTCGAGAATATCTGGGTCAAGGGCTTCGTATCCAGCGAATGCCTGCCCCTCCCATAGCCGCCAGGTTTCCCGAACCCACAAGCGGTCGCCGACCCTTCCATATGGACACAGATATGCCCGTGGCTCAAAGATCCCGGTTTTCCCTGTCTTACTCAACGGCATCCAAAGGCTTTCCCCGTCCACTTCCCCATTCTCGAACCGGTCCAGATTGCTCGTACCGGTGCAAACAGGCTGCGGCCTCAAAGGCCTTCGTGTCTGCGTCTTCCGCCCATTCAAAATCAAACGAACCATCTCGGTGCTGAATAAAGTCGGCAGCTCCCTCATCGTTTGTCCTCCCTCCCTTCGCTCATCCTGATCCCATACGTGACCCACTTGAAGGCCAGAAACGATCTCCCCAGATCGTCCTTTTCCGTTCGCCACACTTTGATTTTCTTGGTCATGGTTTTCTCCTTGGTTAAATTTTGTAGGGCGTGTGAACAGGACATTCATCGAATTCACACGTCAGTCCCCGCTTGGCCATCTCCTTTACCAGCGTCCGGCATCTCCGGCAGTAGTACCAAAGCCCGGGAGCCACCGGTCGCCGCCCACACATTTTGCACGTCCGTTTCTGTCTGGGCTCCTTCGCCCGTTCCGGATTGTGCTGCCTCGAAAGCATTGTTTCTCCCTTCACCCAAAAAGGTCCCATTTGGGAAAATTCAGGACAAAATTAATTGAGACATCTGGCCCCCACCGGGCCCATTACCGCGTCGTATCTGAAGATCATAGATCTCCGGCTCTTCGATGTCTGGTTCCACGAGTATTTCACCGCTCTCTGCGACTCCATGAATGCGGAGTGATTCTCTAGCGCCTCCTTCAGCTCCTTGGTAGAAGCAACTACCTTATACCCTCTTTTGTCGAGGGCCTTGGTAAGCTCCGGAAGATGAAGCCTGATTTCGTTCGCGTCCGGCTTCAACATGAGGCATAGCCCGATATCTTCATTCCATTCCTCTTCGCCGATGCCGAGGACCAGGTCGAAGAAATATTCGGCCAGGGCGCCGGCTTCTCGGGAACACTCCTTCTGTTTTGCGATCCCGATCTCTTGAAGATATGACTCCAGCGGATAGGCGATTCCGAGTTGGTCCATGAAGAGCCGATGGAACGCCAGGACCGTGGCGTGATTCTCGTTGATTCGGTTATCCGAGATGTAGCATCTCAAATCGGCTTTAGCCCGAACGAACTCCTGGAACCATGTGTCTTTGTAGTGAGGATGCTGCTGAATGACTGAAATGTAAAATGCGCCGAAGTCTGAAAGGGGGATGTCGCGGAGTTTGTCAAAGGCGAGCTTGGATCCGATGCTCTGATAGTCCTTCGAGAAATAAGAGGATATGACCCGCTCCCTCTGCGGCTTGTTTTCCCATGGTTCCCTGTTCTGGGCGAAGGCGATCCCGCCCTTGAGCTTCAGGGTCTCCGTCCTGTTGTCGGTGGACTTGATCCCCTTGATCTGGAGTGGGGCGTCATTGTATCCGCCGAGGACGAAGCGAAAATCAAACTTGGCTTTCTGCGCCGCCTTGTCCGCCTCGATGATGCCCTGGAATAGATTGGATCTCTGTGAAAGCAGCCGCACGATCCCGACCGCCGTGTCGCTCGGTTTGATCTGGTGGCCCTCTTCGTCAAGGCACTGCATGGCGTTCAGGAACACCATCATGTTCGATTTGCCGGTGCCGGGTTCTCCGTAATAAGACAGGAACGGAAACTGCCGGCATTTGGCTTTGATGTCGCCGACGAACCACGACGCGATGGTCCACGCAACTCCGACAGCGGCCCGGTCCCCCCATGCGTCGATCAGGAGGTTATAGATATCCTTAATCGGTGTTCCGGTCGTGGGGACCAGGTCCGGAAGCTGTGCGGCTCTCAGGAACCGCCGCGTACCACAGTCGAAGATTCCCGTTTCCTGGTCCGGGTAGACGATCTTCCTGGTCTGGTCGATCATGAACTCTCGGAATACGTACCCGCCTGACTCACGATCATAGCCCTTCTGCTGAAGCTGTCTGACGATTGGTGCCTTGGATGTGGTGATCTGGTTCAACAGGCTCACCACCGGCGCCTTCTCTCCGCTCCACACGGCGTTCGCTCTGGACAAAAAGAGCGTCGTCATCTGGGCCGCGGAGCTTAACTCATTCGCCGTTGCCGTGAACCTGGTCGGTGCGCCCTTCGGCTTTCGCACCTCGATATTGTATCGGTAGACCGGCTCATCCGGGTTCTGGTTTTCCAAAAGAAAGGAGACGACGCGGCAGGTGAAGTTCGACACCGGGCTGCACATCACTTCCGGCTCCTTTTTATTGCTGAGGGAACTGAAGTAATATTTGCTTCCCCAGTCGAAAAGCCCGGCCGGTTTCCCGCGATGCTCGTACCAGACCTGGGCATACTCCTGGGCGTTCTTTGCGATCGCAAGCCGCCCCATGAACAGAAGCTCCTCCCATTGTGTGTCGATCCACGCGGCCGCGTCCTGGGCGTCTTTGGTGACCAGAAGATCGTTCCAGTCGCCATGCGGAAGACACACGTGCTGCATGTCCGGATGCTTCTTGTGCCAGTTGCGGTGAGCCTTCCACCCGGCGGAATCGTTGTCGAAGGCGAAAATCAATTCCTTCCACATCGACAGGTCTATGTTCGCCGGGTCCCGCTTCGACGCCAGAACGGCGATCGCCTGGAAGCCCATCTCGATCAGGGCCAGGGCGTCTATGACACCCTCGGTAACGTATGTCGGTTTGGAGTAATCATAGCTCAGGGCCGGGTGCTGCCAGTACAGACCCTCCTGTGATCCGAAGCCGTGGCCTTTCTGCTCACCCTTGGGAGGGTTGAAAATCCGTCCGTTCCATACCTCCTTGCCCGCCGAGTTTACCCCCACATAAAAAAGAATGCCGCCGACCCCGAGGCCGCGGCAATTTTTTATGTACTTGAAATTCAGACCCTCAGCCGCCTTTTCGATTCCGCGAATCGACAGGAACCTTTTCGCCGGCAGATGAGGGTCTGTTTCTGTAGCGGGGTATCTTTCCTCGATCGAGGAAAGCAGGTTGGGAAAAACCCTTGTTATGGCGGTCGTTTCGCCGCATTTGTTGTTCCGGTGGCATATGATGGCCAGAGGAGAGGCCGAGTAGGCAAAGGCTTCCGGCCGTTGACATTCCGGGCAAATTATGTTCTCTATGTATTTCCCAACAATCTTCGCTTTGGGACTCCAATAGGGAGAATCCCTAAGCTGTTCCAAAATTTCGTCTGCTGAAAGCATCCGATCCCCACCCCTTTTTAAATTGGACGATAGTTAAATACCTGCCTGGGAATCAAACATGTATCCAATTGGGAAGATTGAGGCGTTAAAAAAATTACCAGTGGTTTGCTCAGAATTTTTTAGGCCGGAGCTACTTCTCTTTTTTTTTCTCTGCGCCTTCCTCCCAAAGGCGTTGAAGAAGCTTCCCTGGGTCCGTTCCGGACTCCTGAAATTTTAAGGCATACTTACGAAGCGTCTCGTTTTCGTATACCGTCAAAGTGTGTATGTAATTTGCCTCTGCCTCATTTAGGTCCAGCTTTTCCTTCATTTCTTGTACGCTCAAAATACCACCCCCTATAAAAAGTGCGAGGTGTTCCTCTGTCACCGTTCTCTCATGCTTTTCAAAATGCACATATTCGCTGAGTCGGTTTTGAGGCACCCCTGTAACACTGGAGATCTCTACGTAGGTCCACCCCTCTACGGAGGCCATAAACGCAAGCTTGCGCCCCACGTATTCAGTCACTTTCTCCAGTAGTTCCTTTTTTTCTTTACGTCTTAGCCAACTTACTTTCTTAGCCATTCTACAAAATCCTCCTTTGTTGGACAATGTTTTCCCAAGCAGTTTTTGGTTCTCGGGAGTATCTACAGGAGGTCAGCGGACAAGTCAAGAATTTTTTCCCAATTTTTTACCCAAAACTTTTCCCAACTCTTTTCCATTTTCCGCTTGACTTTTCCCAGACGGGAAACTATAAGGGATCTTAGCGGGGATAAGCCTGAACTTTCAGGCCCCCGAGTTGACAATACCCCGACGGCTCGGGACGGCACCCGAGCCGTCAAACCAATCTTAAAAGGCGAAAGGAGGAGTCGGTGTAGACGAAAACAAAGATTGAATCGTTTAGAGTGCTGTCAAAACTGCCCGGGCCTATCTGGGGGCCCGGGTAACTTCACCAAGGGAATCTCAACATGCAGACCATCAATTACTCACAAATAGTCGGATATCATCATGCCAGAAAAGGCCGTCCGCTTCGAAAGCCGACCCGCGGCGAACTCGACACAATCCTGACCCTTGCCTACGCGATGGCGCTACACGGCTGGATCGTCGAACAAACCGCACCGCCGGCGCCCGATGCGTCGACTGATGAACAGATCGAATATATCACCATGCTTTCACTGGCTGATTCGGTGAGAGAGCAGGTGATGGAGGCGTACAAAGGCTACGACTGCGCCGTATCCGAAGAGCAGGTCAAGGAAATCGACAAAAAGATCGACAAGCTGAAGGCAAAGATGTGGTCTAAACCGCAGACGATGCAGGTCTACTGCTCGTTCGTTCTGAAGCGGATCAGCGATCACCTCGAAATTCCGAAGCGAAAGTTGAAAAACGGCCGTGTGGTTCCGAAGAAATCCGGCTGGATCAAAAACAAAGGTATCCGCGAATCATTAAAAGCGGTCAATTCCTGTGTCTACTCCCTCCTCCAGCATTTCGATCCGGAGACCGATGACGTAGACGCGATGGACAACGGAAAAGAAGCCCAGAGATATTGGGCAACACTGTAAAGGAGGATACAATGAGCGAATGGATGTTCAAGATAGGCGAAACGGTAGCCATAAAGGCGAGTCGAGAATGGGGCGAGGTTATCGGCCGGGCCGAATACGCCCAGACCGAACCACACTACCTCATAAGATACAGGGCTGCTGACGGCCGAGCTGTCGAAGCGTGGTGGGGGGAGTCTTCTCTGGTGACGGAAGACTCGCTGGAAGCCAGTGCTCCGGGGGAGGCCTGATGCGGGAACAAAAAGCAAAGAACCTGCGCCGCATGGTTTACGGCGATCTGGCCAGAAGAGGACACGGCTACGTTCGCAAAGACGGCGGCTATATGGCCACCGGGCGGAGACGGATCTACCGGGCTGCAAAGAAGGCCATCAAAGAAAATCCTGAACTGTCGGCAGAAGCGGTGGTCGAGGCCCTGACCGTCGAGGCGGTCAAGCATAAAATGATCAGAAAATAAGGAGAAAAAAATGTCGCAATTATCAGTAAGACCGGTAACCCTGGAGAATCTCGGCGGCGGAGTCCTGGCCGAGAAATTTGATGTTTCCTGGCAGCGGGTCATGGACAACCTCATGGACCCGAACACCAAGCAATCCGTGAATCGGGAAATCAACATCAAAATCAAGATCAAGCCGTCCGAGGAACGCGAGATTTGCAACCTCGAAATCGAATGCACCGAGAAACTGGCGCCGGATTACGGTTACGGCACCATGGTCTTCATCGACAAGGACATCAAGGGCAAGCACGAAGCCTTCGAAAACAATCCGCGGCAGCCGCAACTTCCGTTCAAGGAAAAGGAAGATGCCACCGAGCCCGCCGATGAAGAAACCGAATCCAAAAACAACGTCCGAGTGATCGGGGGAGGGAAGAAAGAATGATCGATTCAAGCTTTATAGACAAGATCGAATCCATGGCGCTGCCGGTCAAGGTGTCCAGTCTCAACGGTGAGCATATCCGCAGGGGCCAGTACAACTATGAGCTGGTCCGGCCCGAGCCCTTCCCGGCGGTATCCGTCCGGACCCTCACTGGTCTTCTGGATTACATCGGTGAAAAAATCGACGGTGGCTGCGATGGTAATTTCATCCATGTCTCCAACCCGAGCCGGGTATCCCTTTGTGGTTTTTCAGACGAGGATAAGCATCGTGATGTCTATGCCGAGGCAGGCGCCATGCCCTGCGAGTTTCCATTCAACACTTACCATGCCCACGAAGAGTTCATCGTTCGTGCCATGGCGGCTTTTGTCCGAAACGACAAGCTGGTCGAGGTTCTTCAGGCCGTCTCCACCATGCGGCACGAGAAGATCCAGACCTCCAGGGACGACAACATGAGCCAGGAGATCAGCGTTCGTGAGGGGATCTCACGATCCTTATCGGTCAAGATCGAAAACCCGGTCACCCTCCAGCCGTATTCCACATTCGCAGAGATAGACCAACCTGAGAGAGACTTCGTTCTCAGGTTTAGAGGGGGTGGTGACCGCGGAGACATCAGCCTTGCCCTTTTCGAGGTCGACGGCCGGTCTTGGGAGGGTGCGACCGTCCTCCAGATCAAGGCATATCTGGTCCAGAGGATTCAGGAGCTGGTTGACGCAGGAGTAATCAGCAGAGCGATTCCGGTGATCGCCTAAAAAAACAAGGGGGTGTGGATGCGGTACAAGGATTTAGTGGGAGAGGTTTGGGAAAAAAGCTCGGACCTCAGAAGCAGAAACGCAGCGCAGCGAACCGTAGACCTGGTGATCTCCGTCTTTAAGGAGGCCCTTCTCGCCGGAGACGACGTGAAGCTGCCCAAATTCGGCAGGCTTCAGCCGAGAACGGCCAAGAAGAGGACAGTGATGTCTCCACTCATTCCTGGAGGCGGATCGGTAGAGGTCCCAGAGCGGAAACTGGTGAAATTCGACGCATACAAAGGCCTCAAAGAGGGGCTCAACAGCGGGGGTGGAGAATGACTGAAATAAGGGATCGGGCGCTGGCCGTAATCGACCAGGCGCCGGAAGAAGTTAAAGGGTATCTTCTTGCGCTGGAGAAGAAGGACGTGGTGGCCCTCGGGATAGATGAGGCGTTCGTTCTGAGGGATTCCGAGGGCCAGATCAAGGCGTTCAAGCAGACGGTGCATTTGTCGCTTCAGAATGGGGGCCTGATTCAACCTGTTTACAACGGCCCTTCCGTCGTGTCGGCCCAGGGCTACGAAATAATTAACGAGGCCACAGGGGCCAGCGTAATCTTCCCGAAGACTGTGCTGGTCGACGGAGAGGAGAAGCCCAATCCGTTTGTGGTCCGGGAAAAAGGCCACATCACGCAGATAATCTGTCGGGCGGTGGCCTTCAAATACAGCTCTAAGGGCATTCCCATGACCCGGGACTGGACCACCGTTTACGACGTCAGGAAGTATCGAGCCGCAGACCTGTTCGCCAAAGCCAAGAAATTTCCGCAGGCGTTTATGGCCCTGCCGGCGGACATGAAACCATCGGACCTGGATCTCGACATCAAGGGGCCGCAGGCATGGGCCAAGACAGAGATCAACGATGAGGTAAATCTCTGGTACAACACCCGCCATCCTGAGTGTCTCGATTGGCTGAAACATATCATCAACCGGGAGAAAAAGGTGCTCGACTACGCACAGACCTTCGCGGCAAGAAACGCCGCAAAGCATCTTCACGGAATCCAGAGGCCCCCGGGGCAGATCGGCCAGAATGGGAACACCGTCCCTGTTCCAGCGTGGACCTTCACGGTCCTCTGTTGGAGGCCGGTCGGGCAGAACATTATCAAGTGGGATACGGCACAGTACGAAGCCCTCCAGGGCCGGGTTGATCGAATGCTGAAGGGTGAAAACGAGTTCAAGGGCCAACATCTGGACTACAAGGCCGGCTCAGAAGAGATCGACCAGGAAGCCTATGCCGATCCCACCGTGATGGAACCGGAAGACGGCCCGGCTCAGATCGAGGTCCAGGAATTCGAGGGCCCGGAAGGGGCTGATGAGCCCAACGAGGCCCCCGACGACTCAGAGTCGGTCTCCGGTCCGAAGTTGGATTACGTCACACAGGTTTCGTCCATTCGAGACGATCCCGAGCTAAATCGATTCTTTCTTGAAGCCTGCGATGCGCTCAAGATCGATCCGAAGGCAGAACTGTCCCAAGAGCAGGCAGAGGCGTTGTTTCAGGGCATCTCCAACTCGATAGACCAGGCCGACAAGGAGGGATAGCATGATCACAAGGGTATGGGCGAGAAATTTCAAGGGAGCCTCATTCAAGCAGCCGCTATCCGAAAGAACGCTTTTCGTTGGTCCAAACGGCATCGGGAAAACGCTTCGAGCCCAGGCGCTGACCCTGGCGGTCAATGGATATATTCCCGGGACATCGAAGCTGAACCGGGATATCCACGCCGCCTACGCCACCGCCGCGAAGATGGCGGTCGGGTTCGAGCTCGGCGGGATCCAGTTCGAGAGGATTTTCCAGGCTGCCGGCGAGAAAGTGTCGTGCCTCTACAGGATCGATGGAGCAAAATATAGCGCCAAGGACTTCCAAGTGGAGATGGCCAAGGCAGGCGACCCGCAGATTTGCGACCTCACGGCTTTCCTTGGCCTGTCGGACCCGAAAAAGATCGAGGAGATATTTAAGTCCTATCCGCCGTCAGGGAATCTTAAGGGTATTGAGTCGGAGGTTCACCGAGCTAAAGAAAAAATCAATATCTACAATAGAGAAATCCAATCCAACGAAAGAAGCATCGAGCGTCTGTCCAAATCCAGGGCCTCACTCGAACTTCCGGCCGGGACCCTCCCTGAGCTTCAGGCCCGGATTGGATCCCTCGAAAAGGATCTCGCTGAAGCGCAGGAAGAAGAACGCAGGCAAAGGGATGAGCTGCAGCGAGAAAGGGAGGCCGAGGAGCGCAGGGCCGTTGAAAAGAGGCAGGCTGAACTGAAAGCCAAACGCGATGCTGAAGAGGCTGAGGCCAGGCGGCGTGAGCAGGAGGATTTTGAGCGCAGAAAGGCGGCATGGGAGGCCAAACAGAAGCGCGAGGCCGAGGAGCTTGAGCGGAGAAAAGCCGAGGAGGCTTCCCGCAGAGAACAGATGAAGGAAGAGAGCCTTCATCCTCCTGGCTCGAAAGATCCTCCGGTCCCTGAGCCTCAACCTGCACCAGAACCGGTCCATATCGGTGCGATCGCGTCCATCAACCGGATTATTGCAAAAATGAACGAGGGGGGATGCCCGAATTGCTCCGCAAAGATGACTGCCATTATTGAGCGCAGGAAGCTTAAAGGAGGTGCTGCATGACTGAACTTGACATGATGACCACGCAGGTAGGGGCCCTCAAACAGGCGATTCACGACGAGCGGGCCAAGCGGGATCTCTTCGTGAAGGCGTCCACCCTCGATGAGGAGATCCAGAAGATCTCATCCGACACCGAGGAGCTTCGTGAGCAGCTCAAGGACGCGAAAGCCAAACACGCCGACGCCATACGCCGAAGAGACGAAGCGGTCAGAACCTCCCTCGGGGCCATGGAGCGAAGAATCCAGAAGATGCTGCCTTTCGGTGAAGCGGCGCTCAATCTCACCGAAGATGGGCGGCTGGTAATCGGCTGGATCATCGGAGAAAAAAGCATCCCCTATTGGGCACTTTCCGGGGGGCAGAAGATGATTTTCGATCCGGCTCTCGCCTTCGCCATGCTCGGGAAAGCGCAGTCCAAGATCGTGATCATGGAAGGCGCCGAGATGGACACCCGCCATCTCACGGAAACCATACAGCAGATCGCCGAAAGCCGGCCGGAGGCGCAAATCATCTGCGCCACCTGGCACGAACCTGACGGAGAGGTTGATGGATGGGAAACCGTGAAGCTGGAGGGGTCCGATGCCGAAAGCGGGGCACAGGAGGAAGGCGAAGAAGAAGTGGATGACTCACAAGAAGGCGAAGACGAAGGCGCATAAGCTCTTCGACCAGTTGTGGCAGGGGGGAATGATGAGCCGGTCGGATGCTTATCGATGGTTGTCCGACCGGCTCAATATCCCGCTTCATCGGTGTCACTTTCGATATTTCGGCACAGGAATGTGTAAGCGGGTGATCAGGGTCATGAACCAGGTTAAACCAAGGGAAATCAAAAATGAATATCACAGACAAACCACAACTCAATGAGCACCAGCAGGCTGCGGTTGAGGCATCGGAGCCCAGGGTCCTTGTCCGGGCCGGCGCAGGCTCCGGAAAGACTCGAGTTCTCACCGAGCGGATCGCATACCTGATCGAGGACCGTCAGGCAAGTCCGCACGAAATCATGGCCTTCACCTTCACCCGGAAAGCCGCCCAGGAAATGAAAGAACGGCTCCTTGTGCGGGTCGGAAGCGCCGCCCACAAGATCGACATCGGTACATTCCATGCCGTGGGCCTCGATTTCATCCAACGCCATGCCGAAATGATCGGATTCAGGCAGGCGGTGACCGTATACGGTGAATGGGAAACCAACCACCTGATCGAAAGGGCCGCTGAGGCCCTGGGGTATAGGACAGGGAAGAAATGGAAGACACCGAAGAAGCTCATCGTGGATACGTTCAAGAGTTGCGATGAACGAGGCGAGGAGCCGGAACGGCTTCATCCGCTTCGGCCGCTTTTCGATTCCTTCATGACGACATGCAGGTCGAACAACGCAATGCACTTCGGAGCCATTCTGGTGCATTTCAGGGACCTGATTCAGTGTATCAAGAATCTCTATCCCATCCAGTATGTGTTGACCGACGAGGCTCAGGACAATGATGAGTTACAGTGGGAGATTTTGGAGCTTCTCCAGGAGCAATTCGGGGCGGAATTGTTTTGCGTTGGTGATCCTGACCAGTCCATTTACGAATTCCGTGGCGCCGTTCCGCAATATCTGATCGAGCACCAGGACGATTTCGCCGTTTATGATCTTCCGGAGAACTATCGGTCTTTCAGGCCGATTGTGGAGGCGGCGAACAGCCTCATTGGGCACAATAGCGACCGTATCGGAAGCCCAATGTCCTGCGCCAGGGCCGGCGGTGATTCGAGCGCAAGCTTTGTGCTGGAGAATTTCGACAGCGCCGTTGTGGTGGAATATTTGAAGGCCCGGAAGCTGGAGCCATCCAGAACCGCAATCCTCGCCAGAAATCATTTTCTTCTGATGAAACTCGCCAATATCATGGACGAGCAGGGGATCCACTACCATTATATCGGCAAAAAAAGCTCGATCACCAGGACCGAGGAGTTCCAACGATTTCACGCCTACATGAAGCTGTTGGTCAATCCGTATGACGACTTCTCATTCATGCTGGCATCCGAAGCCCTTGGTGTTTCTGTCGAACAGCTGAGGGCCCTGCGGCTGGAATCTACCCAAACAGGCGATGGGGCGTTCAGCATCTGGAGCCGGCAGGAGTTCAGCAGCCCCCCGAAATGGGTGGAGTTCTTTAATACCGCCCACAAGGACAGCTGGAGCGTTTACCGAATTGCCGGCTTCATCCAGGACAACGGCGGCTTTGAAGACGATAAAGTCTGGCGGTTCGTCATGGAATGGTTCGAGGCGAACCCGACCGAGAGCCTGGAGGAGTACCTTTATTGGGTTTCCACCTACGACATCCATGACGAGCTTGCAGACGACAGCAGCCAGGATTGCTATCAGCTGGCCACCATCCACGGCGCCAAGGGCCTCGAATGGCCCAACGTGATCATCGCCGGGGTGAACGAGGGCCTTTTGCCGTCGTCTCAGGCGATTCGGTGCGGCGATATCGAGGGTGAGCGGCGGCTGATGTATGTGGCCATGACCCGGGCCGAAGAAAAGTTGATCCTTACGATCCGTCCGGAGGAGACCGTGAACGCCCGCGGGCAGGTGAACGTGAATCCTGTGAGCCGGTTTGTGGAGGAGGCGGGGTTATGAAGCAAGTATACAAATACATTCTTCGCCTTGATAGGCCTATCTGTGAAATACCAAAAGGCGGCACAATCCGCCATGTGGATGAGCAGCTCGGAAATATTTGCGTTTGGGTTGAAGTTGACCCTGATCAGCCAAAAGAGAAACGGCGCTTCGAGATTTACGGGACAGGCCATACGATTAGAGAAGATATGGGCGTAACCCGTGTGTACCTTGGTTCCGTGAAGCTTGAAGGTGGTGCGCTCATTTTTCATATTTATGAGCACACCGGTATATAATCCAGGACACTCGAGCGTACAGAATGAAACTCACCATCTCCAACTACCTCCAGCTCTACGGCCACCCGATGGAGTTGGAGAAGCACCTCACCAGGCTCCTCACCATCCAGAACCCGAGGTGGCTTGACAACGAGAAGATGAACCGGTGGCAGGGCAATACCGCTCGATTCCTGACCTATTTCCACACCGACGGCCTCGGGACGATGTCCGTACCCCGGGGCCTGGCCGTGCATGTCTGGAGGTGGTGCAAGGATCATGGGGCAGAGGTTGAGGTTGAGGATAAACGGGCGTCTTTTCCTGGTCTCAACATCAACTTCATGGGCCGCGGCCTTCGGCAATATCAGGTAGAAGCCGCGGAGGCCGTCCTGAAAAGAGACGCGGGGGTCCTCTGCGCTCCGACCGGGTCCGGAAAGACCGTCATGGCGCTTTATCTGATTGCAAAAAGGGACCAACCGACGGTCATAGTGGTCCACACGAAGGACCTGGCCAACCAATGGATAGACCGCATAGGCCAGTTCCTCGGAATAGACGCCGGAGATATCGGACTGATCGGGGCTGGCAAGAAGACCGTCAATCCGAATGGCCTAAATGTGGCCCTGGTTCAAACCCTGTACGGCTGCGCCGATGAAATCGCATCCCATATCGGCCATCTCGTGGTTGACGAATGCCACCGGGCCCCGAGCCGGACTTTCAACGAGGCCGTAACCGCGTTCTCATCCAAGTACATTCTCGGCCTCACAGCCACCCCGTTCCGCCGGGACAAAATGACCAACCTGATTTATTGGTTTCTCGGTGATCAGGTCCATAAAATAGAGCCGGACGGCCTTCGAGAAGACGGGCACATTCTCACCGCGGATGTGGTGGTCCGCAAAACCGACTTCAAGGCGTATTCCGACCCTAAGAACGAATACGCCAAGATGCTCTCGGAGCTGTCTTCTGATCTCCACAGGAACCGCATGATCGTTCAAGACGTGGCCGACATCGTAAACTCCGAAGAAGAGGGCGTGTGCCTGGTCCTGTCAGACAGGAAAGAGCACTGCGAGATCCTGAAGTCGGCGATTACCACCGAAAAGAAGATCCCGGCGGTCGTTCTTACCGGAGACACGCCGAATAAGCAGCGAGAAATGATCATCGACATGGTCAACCGCGGGGCGGTGCCGGTTGTGGTGGCCACCGGGCAGCTCATCGGCGAAGGGTTCGACTGCAAGAACCTGACGAACCTTTTTTTGGCCATGCCGATCAAGTTCTCAGGGCGCCTGATCCAGTATCTCGGCCGGGTGCTTCGGCCTGCGCCGGGCAAGGAGCGGGCGCTTATCTATGACTACGAGGATGCCAAGGTGGGTGTTCTCCGCAATTCCGCCTCCGGGCGGAGGAGGGTGTATAGGCAAAATGGATTTTCGATCACAAGAGAGGGAGCTTGAACTGTTTGCGCCTCCGGATTACTGGACGATGCCGGTGGAGGCGCTGAAGGAAATAGCCGGTGGGTGCGGCGCAGGCAGGGGGCTTGGCGATACGCTGGTTCCGGATACCGCCTGGGGGTTATCGATCAAGCCGGCCTGCAAAATCCACGATTTCATGTACCATTTCGGCGAATGCCTGGAAGACAAAAAGGCTGCGGACAGGGTGTTTTTGAACAATATGATCAGGATTATCGAGGCAAGAACGAGGTTCTCCTTTTTGGCACGGCTCCGCCTTCAGCGGTGCAGAACCTATTTCTTCTTCGTCAAATATTTAGGTGGGCCGGCATTCTGGAAACGCAAAAATCCCGACGCAACAATCGGAAAGGTAGCCGCATAATGGAGTTGAGTCTGCACGAAATGGACACACTGGTCGACATGATCGCCGAGAGGGTCGCCCAAAAGCTGGAAGCCAGGCTTTCACCCGGGAAGTGGCTGACGTTCGAGGAAGCCATGCGGATGATGAAGATCAAGTCAAAAGACACCCTCCGGAAGCGATTGATCGATGGTGACGTATACGGGATCAAGGACGGGGGGAAGTGGAAGGTTGATCGGGAATCTATCGAGGATTATTTGAATCAGGAGAGGGTATGACGTGCCGGGGGGGGTGTTCTCGGCTAATATCAGGGAAGTTTTACCTGTTAATCAATGGTTATACTTTTATACAAGAAAGGGATTAATTATGTACAATATTGAACAGATGGGCATGATAACGGAAAGAGAATGCGAACCTGATTATAAAAAGGTCGCTGAAGTCAAGGAAAAAGAGCTTGATTTGATTTCGGATTTGATTTCTAACCTTTGTTTATTTGCCGATATGGTCGGCACACATGGGTTCAGAGATGCACACGGCAGAAATATGTTTCATGAGTTTTTGGGCACTCTGTCCCTTGACAAAAGGAATCGTGAGAAACAGTTGGAAGAGTTGAATAGTCGTATAGAAAAAAAAGTATAACCCAGCGATGAACACGGACAAGCAGGGCATCGCTTTTGTAGCAGATTCATAATCACCGGTTGCCCTGCTTGCCGGTTATCTATTACGTTAAAAAAGAGGCATAATGGCCGAGATAAAGCTATGCGCTACGACTAAGGATGGTCCGTCCATGCCAAGTGACCTGTCGGCTTGGACAGCGGACGAACCCTGGCCGGGTGGAGGCACCGTCAAGGTTTTGAAGTTTGGCATCGGAGATTCCACAATTACAATCTGGCCGGCTGACCCGGACAAAATTCATAATCTTAGCGCCAGGCTTTCCAAGATCGCTTATGAGCTGAAAGGGGGGTAGGGCGAATGACCTTCGAAGAATGGCTCCGCACCCTCCCGGATGAATATCCTGCGGAGGGGTACATTTGCGGCTTACTGCGGATGGCTTGGAATGCGGCCCTTTCCGAAAACGGTCATGAGTCCTTGACCAACCCCCACAACCCTGATAACTCAGTCTCTAATGAAAGCGAGACTGTGGAAAAGAAATAACGGCCAGTATTATGCCCTGTGGGAGGAGGATGGGCGGACCCGGCAGAAGTCCCTTAAAACCGACTCCCTCAAAATAGCCAACCGGCGGTTGAAAAACTTCAACCGGGATCTGCTGGCCGGCAGCGTCAAGAAGCTCTCCCAGACAGTCCCGAAGGTCACCCTCGGCGAGCTTCGGGAAGCCTTCCTCAAATTCAAAGACGGCAGGGTGGCCAAAACCACCCTTGCCATCTACGAAACCTCTTTTGATCACGCAGAAAAAACCCTCGGGGAAGATATCCCCATTACGCACATCACACAAAAGCGCCTGGAGCAGGTCATGGACGACATGATGGCGTCCGGGCTCAAGCCTCCGACCGTCAACAAGCACCGACGGCACCTGCGGACGGTTTTCAACCAGGCCTACGATTGGAACTATCTGGAGAAGCCGATCAAGATGCCTAAGCCTCTGCGAGAGGAGGAGCGTCTCCGGTTCCTGTCAATCGATGAACTCAGAAAGCTCATCGATTGCATCGACGATCAGGAGTTTTTCGACTTCTGCATGTTGTCGGCCTACACCGGAATGAGATCCGGGGAGCTTCTGAGAATGATGCGGGGCCACGTCGACCGGCCGGAGGGTTTTCTATTGGTCACCTCTGAACAGAAAAACAAGGCGGACTGGATTATCCCGATCAATGACCATGCGAGGGAGATCCTGGACAGGTGCCTTTCCAGAAATCACGGACCGAGAGTGTTTCCTAAATGGCGGCTGGAGTGGGTTTCGAAGAAATTCAAGAAATATGCGAGGAAGTCAGGCTTGAAAGATTGTCGGTTCCATGATCTGAGGCATACCTTTGCAAGCCACCTTGCAATGGGTGGCCAGGATCTCCTGGTCATTCAGATGCTCATGCGCCACAAGTCCATGTCGTCGACGATGGTGTACGCCAAGCTGTCTCCAGAACACCTTTCCAGGGCCAGCAACAGCCTTAACTTCGGCCCGATGCCGATACCTTCCACGAAGAAGGACGGCAAGGCATAATGGAACCCAAAGTGGAAAGCATCCCCCAAAACAGCTGCTTCCAAGGTCTGTTTTTGCAATATCTTTGCAATGCCCAGAGATTGTGTTTCCATTGCAAATCCATTGCAAAATTTTTCCTATTGCAAAAACCTCTCAGATGGCTTACCGTAAATGACTGAATTGAGGGGTTATTTTTGGTACGCCCGGCAGGATTCGAACCTGCGGCCTACGGATTAGAAGTCCGTTCCAGCCCACAGCTGAAAACCCCGCAATTTCAAGTAATTCCCTAAAAATCAGACCCTTGTAAAGCTTTCCCGGATGGGTAAAATGGACTAAAACGGGCCATTTCGGGCTCATTTTTCATTGCAAAACATTGCAATTCTACCCAAACGGGTAAAGTAAAGGATACCAGCCAGGAATAAAATGGCCAAGTTCAACGCAGCGTATCGCAACGGCGGGGAGGGAATGACCCAATGGGTTGAGGATTTCGTTCGGATGCCGATCTATCCGGAGGGCAGCCCTATTCCAGTTTGGGTTCCCATGAACGACCTGCCTCAAGAGCCCAATCTCGACACCGGAAGGTCATACCAGACGATATGGGACGCACAGAAAGACATCCTCCACGAGGCCCTCGCCATGAAAAACGGCCGGTTCATCCACCGGCTGATCGTCCTGTGCTGGATGCGTGGCGAAGGAAAGACCGTCATAGGGCCCTGCCTGATCAATCTGTGGAAATTCATGAACTGGCCCAGGCAGAACATTGTCCTCGGAGCCAACTCCAAAGATCAGACCAAGTTCATCACTTTCGATATCATCCGTGACATGATTCTGAACAGCCCCAACCTGCTTGCGTTGGTCGGCAAGAAGAATATCCGGGAAAAAGAGATCCGGCTGAGAGACGCAAAAGGCAACGTCGTGTCAACCATCAGAGCTGTCTCATCTTTTTCCGGCATCCTGTCGAACATCACCGGGTACGCTTTCAGCGAAATCTTTCAGATGAACAACCCGGAATTTTTCCAGCAGATCGACGGATCCATCCGAAATGTTCCCAACGCGATGGGCGTCATCGACTCCACAGTGTCATCGAAGGACCATATCCTGTACCAGCTCTACGAAGCCGATCGTGACGGCCAGGACCCGACCATCTATTTTTCATACCGGTGCTCTCACGATGGCGACTATCGAGATTACTGGCATCCCAACCAGAATCAGAGTCAGCTTGACTCATATCGGGTGAAGTTCAAGGCAGGCAACGGGTTCAAGCGGTATTTTCAGAACCTGTGGTCTGCCGGCTCCGAAAAGTTTTTTCCGGAAGAGATCATCGAGGCATCCTATTATGTCGGTCTCTATGGGCGACCGAACGATTTCAACGGAATCAAGGAGCAGATATCCAGAATACATGGACTCAGGCGGGAGATTGATGCTTTTGCCAAAAAGGATGTCGAGCTTGCTGATTTCAAAATCAGATTCGAGGTCGCCCGAAAAGAGCTTCAACCGGTTGAGGACATCTACCAGCTTGGTACGACCCAGGGCCTCCCGCGGCATTGTTCAATCGATGAGCTGGAGGATCTCTCCGACTTTTTCGATACCGATTGGGCCATCGCCGCCGGCATCGACCGGGCCGACCCGGGAAAGACCAGGACCGGGGCAAGAACCATGCTGTCCGTGGTAGGCAAGGGCATGATCGGCAGCCGATCCAATCCGCATCTCTGGACCTCGATTGCCAAGGACTATATCTATTGCGTCCTCCATGTGGCCGACATCGCAGATCATAGTTTGGTCGGCATCAAAGCCGAAATCCTGAAATGCCACGAGGAATATGAAGGGGTGGATCTGGTATCGTCAGAACGATTCGGGCTTTGGGATCTGAAGGAGTGGGGTGAGGAGAACGACATACGGTTCGACCTGATATACCCGACCTTCGATCGCCAGAAGGACGCCTTCTACGAGTTTTTCCGGATCATGGATTCGGGCCGGCTCAAGATGCCGCGAGTGTATGTCCCGGGGTCCCGGAGTTCGGACATTCTCCGCGAGGAGCTATCAATGTTCGAGAGCGAAATCAGATCAGAGACGCAGGGCTGGTTCGGTTCTCCTGAAAAGAAAAAGATGAAAGGCGTCCAGGACGATTTGGTCTTTGCAATGGCGTGGGCCGTCTACGGCGCCAGGGTTCTCACCGTAGACGACTTTCGGGGCAGGGGGGCAAAGGTTGAGTTCGGGGATTCTATTTCTCCGAGGGGATTGCTCGGAGCGTATGCTTGATCAAAGCATTATTTTGAGTTCAAGTTCCGATATGTCGAAGGTATCAGCCTCGTTGCCGGTCAGAGAAACGGTTATGTAAACAGACGGCCAGGCTTCTGTGATTCCAGAGAAGTCGAGTTCATCCTTCCATAACAACAGGTCTTCCCATTCATTGACCGTCGACATCGGAACCCATGTTTGCGAAAAGATAGTGGTCCCAACGTCTCCTTCCATGCCCACATAGAAAGCGGGTGAGCCAACATCAGTTCTTCTGCATCTGGCTCTTATTTCAGCTTTTGTGGCTTTTCTTAAAATTGATCCTGATATGCTGCTATACCGCCACAAGTTAAGGCTGTAGGTGTCGCTTGCGTTGGTGTTTATGGCCGTGGCGTAATCGGTGTCAACCGGTGCGTCGATTCCATTTGAAATCAACTTATACCTGTCCCCATCCAGGCCGACCGAGGCGGCGAAGTTTCCGCTCCACACTCCGGTAGCAAACGCACGAACCGGATTTTGCACAAACATCAGGGTTTCAATTGAAAGGCTTACTTCTGAGATTGCGTCTTCCATCCCGGAGGCTATTTCTCCGGAAATAACCACATTTCCTGATTCAGGCCGTATCATATAACACCCCCATAAATCGTTACTTCGTTTGATTCAGAAAGATCGGTTATGTGGATGCCGACCTTGAAGGCGCCCTTCAGGTCCCAATCTACATCAGGTGATCTGTACTTGCCGGTTGCATCTTGGAACTGAGCGGTCCCCATGGCTGATCGCTTGGTCGTCAAAACATCCAGATCCTGAACGCTGCCGGAGTGTGTGACTGTCAATTTCGGATAATATGAAACATTGTCTATGTAAAACTCGGTCAAACCCAACATGCTTAAAAACGGTTCAGGCTGGAGGTATATCCATACCGAAGCATCTCTGACCCACTCAGGCCTGTCTACTGCCGCCTGGACGGCTGCGGCCACATTAGGTGACGTCTCCCATGTTCCGTTGGTGCCTGGCGACAAATCCCAATCAACTCCTGTCGAAGATTCTGCAAGCGCCATGAAGGCGAAAGCCCTGTCTTTGTCGGTTCCGTTCGCGCTCAGGACGGCTTCTACTTGCTTTTCGGTGAACGCATATACTTTGAGATTTTGCGCGTGGCCCCCGTAGCTGGCCGCCAGCCTTAAATCGATGGTGGCGGAATCTATCGTGGTTCCCCTTTCGGCGTCTATCGCCGGAAACTTTAGAAGCTGCGTTACCGTTTCGCTGTCTCCGTCTGCGGACTTTTCGCCAACCCATGCGTTTCCTGGGTAAATAACGTAATCTTCCCATACAGCGGCTTCGAGTGTACCTCCGTCTGGGTACATTGCGCCGTACTCGTGTCGATCCGAGTATTCCTGCTCCATGGTCCCGCCGCCGGTTTTTATCATAGAGACGATTGGCGTCATGTCCACGGATCCATCTATTTGGCTATGAACAGGGGAAACGACCAGAGACGACTTGTCCCCTACCGGCAGCATATTGTCGACCAGGTCGTCAGGCAGGCTGGAAAGGTCGACCGTGTCGGGGCTCGAAACCTCGACAGTAATTCCCCTGATCTTTTTCATCTCAGCAGCTCGGCTTGCGATATCAACCACCTGGATGTATCGAAGGTTCTGGTACTCATCCCTCTCGTTGGCAAGCCGTGTTGCAACGATGTCGCCAATGTCTGCTTCTTTAACCTTGACTCCGTATTCCATCACAATCTCCTTATTCTTCCGGTTCTTCCGTCTGGATGTCTATTAGGTCGACCGAGCCCAGTATCGGCGCCATGAGTTGGGCCTGCCTTGGAGCGTTTGGGTCAGGTGGGTAGGCTCGGTACGGCGTTGCGAGAGCAATCAGGTCTACGAGCATCTGTGACATGTCTGGGGAGTAGTCCACTTTATATGGCGGTTCGTCGTTGTCGTCGTCAGGGTCCATATTAACCGCCTGCGGTTCTCCGAAGATGCGGCTCCCTGCGATAATATTGCTGGTTCCGCCTATAGCAGGGTTGGTCATTGACCCGTCCATTTGCTGAACCGCATATACTCCAGACATGGGAGAATACCCCCATGAGAAAGCAAGATATGCGTAGTCCATAGGGGCGGGGTTCATTGGAACATAGTCAGCTTGAGACTTGCCTTCTATGTTGGTTGTCGAACGGTATGTGCCTGGGTGGTCTGGAAAATCTGTGTGCCCGAGAAGTATGCGCAGGCCCCTGTCGTAGGCGTTGTTTTGCGGAAATCGCGGATCGTATGAATATTGAATGTTGTTATACTCAAAACGGAACAGCGTGTCCCCTGACATTGTGAATTCGTATGTGAATATTCTTTCCGGGAAAGTTTTTGTTCTCCATTTTGTTATCGGCACGTCGTCCTTCAGGTTCCACATTTGGGCGTAGGCGGTTTCGACCCAATTCCCTCCTGGGTCTGTGTATATCGCCAAGGCTCCAAAGATGGCGACCCTAATTCGGCACGGCTTTACGTCTTTCACGAAACCGACCACCTCAAAAGTTTTTACGCCAACTGACGCCCTGTGTCTGTACGCCAGGACCAAGACCCTGTCTCCGGCGTTGAAGGCAGACCAGCCGTTATCAACCACCTGCTGGCCCTCGCAGTGGTAGAATATGGGAACGTCAGCCTCTTCTCCATGATCATCTATATTTACGACTGCGGTTTTCGTGTCGCCATCGACTGAAACGATTGTGCCCTGTTTCATTGCGGCGTCGAAAACGTCGGTTACATTGTTTCCGAAGTCGATATATTCGTGCTGTTCAGCCATCAAGCGCCTTCCCAACCGATTTTCATCGGGATGATTACATAATTCGATTTTGCCGGGTCCAGGGCAGAGCCTTCAGGAGCGTCCGCGGTAAAGCCGAAGGTGTTGGCCCAATGGACCGTTCCGTCTTTGGCTCGAATGACCGAAAAGCCGGTCTCCTTAAACTCAGGCCGGATCATATTTGCAAAATGCCTTGGAGACGCAAGCCACCCACCGAAAACACTTTCAGCGTCGTTGAAACCCTTGGCCAGATTTTCGCCAGTCCCCATTTCCTGTGCGTTCATTCCGTATCCTGTCGCTGTTATCCGCTCCTGCGAGCTTGATCCGTCAGAGCCTGTGTGCCCTATAAAGCTATTGGATACCATATCCTTGCAGTGGTTCTGAGCGGCAGACGCAAGGTTGGTATTGATGCTTAGTCTTCCCACGCCATGTTCTTCACGCAGGGCGTTGATCAAATTCAGCAGAATCCTCGTTTGACTCCTAAGCGCCGAGTCGTCTTCACCTGAATATTCAACCTGCCCGAGGTCGCAATTCAGATCGCATGAATCTTGAGCGCTCATGAGAAAAACCCAATCTCCGACCTCGTAGTCAACATGGTCCGATGCCCTGCATGCGTAGAGGACGCCTTCTACCTCGACGATATAGTAGATGGTCGTTGAGTCGTAATCCCCCCTGACCTCTTTGACAACTCCACCCGTGATTGAGCACGTCCGATAGTATTTTTTCCCGCAGACGACCTCTTTTTCCCTTTTACCATCGGTAAAAAAAAGGTGGGCCCTGGCTTCCATTCCCGGGACCATTATGCCGTTGTCCAGAACGTCGTATTCCTGTGGCGGTATTTTATAGGATTTGCAGTCCGTCCTCTCGTTTTTGTCTACCTCTGTCCTCGGCACTCCGTTTCGGCTGCCCGACTTGTAGGTTTCCGCAAACAGCTCTCCACTGGTGTCATCAAGCCCCTTGTGCCCTGTCACAACCGTTCTGAACCATTGGCAATGATACGGCCGGTAGACATCGATATGGGGGTACGGCTCCAGCGACGTGACGGCCCCGCTTATCGGGTGGAATGTCTCAGGGTCTCTGGCGATGCTGATGCACTCTTCCAGGACGTCGCAATTGAAAGGCTCGTAATCGGCCGAGTTCGGTAGCCTGACGATCACCCTGTTCCTTTCGATTTCCATTTCCGGATCTCGAATCGCCAAGGTGATCAGTTTTTTTTCTTCGCTGACGCTTGCACCCTTTCCGCAATTCTGACCGGATGGTTCTGCATAGCAGGAGCCCGGGACAGTTCCGCACAGGGGGATGTATATCTTCCTGCTTCCCATTATTCTTCGTCTTCTTTCGGCTCAGGTATCGTTACCTGATAGGTAGCCGATTTGCCGTCTTTGTCGGCTGAAACCTGATAGGTAGCCTTCGGCGTCAAAAGCCCCACCCCGCACGAACCATCTGTTCCGGTAACGAAGGTCTGGCCTCCTATCCTTACTGTGGCCCCCGGGACCGGCGAATTTTCGCTGCAATCCCATACCACGACCACGTCGTATTCTTCAGGGCCGAGCGATTTTTCGTCGGTGAAGTTGACCGTAAGAGAGGCGCTTTGATCTCCCTGCACCGCCACCACGAGGGCCGGCACAGGCCCTATATCAGGATCTCCTAGGTCGCCTATTCTTTCGTCAACTACCAGGCTCCACCGGTCGAACTTGACGAAATAGTAGACCTTGAGGATCGCCGTAATTTTTTCAGGGACTGTTATTTCTGCGCCGCTAAACCTGGGAGATACTCCAGGATCTCTTCCGATCCACTCCCATCCCTGGATACCTGAAGGCGTTGAGGAGAGGGACGCTGAAGGTGCGTTGCCGAACTGGACGTCCTGTTCGATCGGCATCTTGCTCCTTACACCGCTCCCTTCGGGCCTCAGCCTGCCCCAGGTAGACCTCATCGTGTAGTCTTCCCGGGTTGCCTTAAAAACCCGAATGTATGCCTTTTCTCCGAAGACAAATTCCGACTTTACGGTGGGCTCCGCTTCCGGGTCTTCAGGATCAGGAGGCTCTACGTTCATGTCTTCGTCAAGGGCGAGGGACAGGCTTCCGTGCGTCTCATCAGCACTGCCATCTGAAAAGTTCACCGTAAGGTTCGCTTTTTGGCTTCCCTGTATCGCAATGACCAGGGACGGCATGGCATCCTCATCGCCTATGCCGAGGCCGCCGGTTCCGTTGTCGACCTTCAGGCTCCAGCGATCGAATCGAACAAGATATTTAACCCTCAAAACTCCTATCGTCGGTTTCTCAAGGGTTGCAACCGCCTCTGTGAACGACGGCTCGAATCCAGGGTCTGTCCCGACCCATTCCCACCCCTGGATTGTTGACGGAACAGCCGAAAGAGACCCCTCAAAGGTTTGGGTGAATACGATGTCTTCCGTTATGGGCGTTTTGCTTTCGACCTCTTCTTTTTCGAGCTTGAGCGTCCCCCATGTCGTGAGCATGGTATACGGATCTGTATTCGGTCTGGTGACCTTGATGTATGCCTTTTCTCCGAAAGCGAACTCAGACTTTATTGTGGGCTCTCCCCCTGGTTCGGCAGCCGGTTCAAGATTCATGTCCTCGTCGAGCGCGAGAGCGATAGACTTTTCTCCTCCGGCCTCTCCCTCTATCCCGAATTGCACCTCAAGTGTGGCTGATACTTTGTCTGCGCCCATCTATTGCTCCATTACCCAACAAAGCACTGATATGGGCTCTCCGCTGCCGGGCGCAGTCACCGATCCCCGTATAAACTTGGCCCTGTAGGTAACCTCGGCAATCCCGAAGCCCTTTTTGGAGCATCTTACATTCTCTCCGTCTGGGCTTGGGCTCAGTGACCCGAGCCCAGACCCTACCCACTTGTAACTGAACGAGTCGGATATCGGCTTGCTGACACTTGCAGAGCGCGAGTTTGAAAACGTGATTCTCTCCTTGACCGTCATGGTGCCTGTCCCTCCGGAGCTGGCGCCGCCAATGTTGCTTTCCATCCTGGTTATGGAGAGGTTGGCCGGCTTTACGAAGATCCTGATGTGGGCGGCCGTTCCGAACGGAAACTGAGTTCTGCCCTCGTTTGCCTCGTCGTCCAGCTCCATGGATATAGATGGCGAGCTGTCGCTTGACTCTTCGCCTTCTTCCAGACCGAACGACACCTCTAATGTCGCGTGTGCTTTTTCTTCAGCCATCTATCTTTACCCTCCTGATAGTGCGAAATCCTGATAGCCCTGATATTCCGGTTATGACATAAAGCCCGGTGTTCGATTTTTCGAGAAAAACATTTGCGCCTATGGGAACCTTGCCTATCGTAGACGGGCATGTAAAAAACCGGTCTCCGATCTGGACCTTGTAGGATCGGCGCAAGGCAGCCTTCAAGACCGTCCCTGTTTGAGACGCTTGTGAAGACGCAGACGAAGGCGACAGGCTTTTTTGAAGAACGCTTATGAGAGAGAAAGACATTTTATGACCTCAGCGTCGTCCCAGATGGCCGGTCCCTCCATTCTTATTGTGACCCTTCTCACCTTATTGTTCCCGACACATTCCACGTTTTCGTTTTGGATGAAAGCCGTGCTTCCATCCACGCAATCATCATGATGCGGGGCTGCGAAAGATGTCAACTCCGTATCATAAATTATGGCATCCAGCTCTGCCGTGCCTCTTTCCACACAGGCTGCCTCGGTCGTCAGCGCGTTGTCGGAAACTGGCGGAGCAGACTTATCTCCTGCTCCGATCTCTACGATCACCGCCACCGATGCGGGGTTGTAATAGCTGAACACAGCCAGCAGGTGCTCTATCCTGTGCCGGACAATCTGATATCTGCGATATGTGGACTCATATTTGATTTTGGCGACAGCCCACAAGCCGTCGCTCAACACGATGTCTTTGGTATGCGGGGTCCATTTATATTCTCCTGACCCCGGCATTTTTCCGATCCATGCGAACTTCAGTATCTTGGTGATGGGGTGGCTTACAGAAGCTTTGCCCTCGGTGAAGGTGATCAGCTCTCTGTCTTCTACCGGCTCATCGTCATCATCATCGTCTTCCTTTTTCTCTACGATAGGAAATACATGAGAATGTTCACCGAGATCGATTATTTCACCGGCTGTGAGATATGTTTCCAGCGGCTTCGGCGGTTCGTTTCCGGGCCAATACGCCCTGACGTGTACCGTTTGTCCGATTATCGGCGAGCTTTCCTCCACCTCCAATGTCGGAGATTCAGAGGTGTCGCTTCCGACTCCGGATACCATGATCGCATTGTAGTCCTCTCCGTATCGTATTTCAGGCCCGGAAATGCTTACCAGACGGGTCCGGTCATACGACACATCCGGCTTTTGCTTTTGCATGTAGACCGGCCGGGTCGGCCATTCTTTCCTGATTACGATTTCCTCTCCGGGCCCGCTTCTCACGATGGCTCTCAGCTTTCCGGCGATAGTCTGTAAGCAGGTGATGGGATCTGCATCGAACTCGAAGCCGGCCGGCAGGGGCCAATCGGCGATCTCCCATACTATCCTTCCGTGCGGCAGAAGGGTTTCAGCTACCTCTTTGGCGCTGGCAGGCTCTTCCAGGACCGGCGCTGACCAATCCTCTGTCAGATACTCCGGTTCGTTCCTGGCGGACAGGCTGAGGCACGACAGCGAAAACTGGTGCTCCCCGCTCGGCTTTCTGGCGTCGATTATGAACTTGTATATCTTGGTTCCGATGTGGACCTCGACCCGACATTCTCCACGATGTTTTTTCGGATTAACGGCATAAAACAGCTCCCTGTCCGAGGACGACAGCTCCAGGGTGTTGTGGACGCTGCTTTCGTCGAGAGAGATAGACGAGGAGGTGATCCTGTGGTTCACCGGCATGCCGTCGATGTAGATGATGTATTTCGTGGTAATCGGTATCGGTGTGCCGCCGCTTCCGCCAGGCACCGGCATGACGGTTCCGGGCCGGCCGGGCGGGGTTGCGATTTCTACCGAAGGCCGAATGGTCTTCGGCCTCCCGAGCCTGTCGATAGACAGAAGCTGTGAATAGAAGACATCTTTCTCGTGGAATCGCTCAAGCGCATCAAGCATGCTCGCTCGTTCACCCGGAGACAGTTTTTCGTCGAGCACGATAGATGTCCTGAACACTCTGTTCAGGATCTCGGAAATTTCGACCGTGGAGACGTAGGTCCGATTCATCCGGTCTTCCAGCTCGATTATGTCAGGGTTCCGTTCGAAGGTTTCGGACAGCGTCAACATGGTTGATGACTGAACCCCACGAGACAGGGTGTCGCAAACGAGCAGCGCTTCAGTGAAGACATGGGCCAGTTTTTCCAGGAAAACAGTGTCTGAGGAGCCGCCGGACATTTTATCCGAAAGCATGAGGCCCGAACTCGACGGAACCCCCCTCGACAACCTTTCCAGCAGGTTCAGGCCTGTGGCCCAGACTGCCCCTGAAAGTTTTTCTAGGCAGGCCAGGTCTTTCGGGTTTTGCTCAAAGCAATCAGACAGGTCGAAGCCGGAAGATACCGACATCCTGTCGGACAGAACGACCTCGCTGTAAAACTCGTCTCCGGAGCTTCCGAGAAGGAGGAGGAGCGTCATTATTCGTTGGTCACCCGAATCGGGGTGATATTGTTTTCTTCAGACTCGGTTCCGGCAGGAACGATCTGTCTGACCCAGATATACATGGCCCCGAGGTGGGTGCTGAATTGAAGCTTGTCTCCGGCAGTCGGAGACCCGATCCACCCGAGGTGGTCGACGGTGAATAGAGGCTCACCGGAAGCTGGATTGACAGGGGCGCAATCAGACGAGACGTTAAAAGTCCCAAGCGATCCGCCATTCACTCCGGTCACTTGAAACGTGGAGGAGGAAGAGAACGTCAGCTCATAAGCGTCCTCTTCCACGCCGTCGTTCACAAGCTCAATCGGGTAGCTCGTCTCGTCATATATTCCGCCGGCGGAGGTGTCGTTAAATCCGTCGTAGCTCGCCACCAGATCACCGCCCTGGAGGGCTCCGGAGGCGTATGTGTTCGTTGCGCTGAAAGCTGTCGCTACCTGGCCGTCCAGGTCGATCGTGCAGATATTCCCGGAATAGGACCAACATTTGTCCCAATAGGTGATGGTTATGTCGGTGCCGTTGTCAGGGGCGGATACCCATGTCGGCTGAGTGGTCCAGGCCCCGGTCGCCGGGTTTATCTGGCCACCGGTGCAGTGGCCCTCGCAGTTCCCGTCTGAATCGAAGGTGATGGTCTGGCTCACGCCTGAGCAGGTGGCGGTGATCGTAGGCATAAAGTCCGACTTGATCAGAAGACCGTTGGTAATGCCGGACAAGGCCGAGAGCGTCGGCTGAACCGCACCGGTCCCGGTTCCGATTGATTCGTCTGTGGTTTTGTTTTCCGGCAGGGGAATTTTCTGTTCGTTGGAAACGCCGGTCTCGTATGTCATTACCAAGTCGTTTCCCAAATAGCGCCCTTTTGGGTAAACCAGGTCCGAAGAATAGGTGGCCTTGGACCATGTGCCGTCAGCGTATGAGACCGAATCTCCGACCTTCACGTCAGAAGCCAAGGTCTGGCCGGCTTTGAACTGATCAGACAGGTAGAGGTATCCACCAGGTACGAACTCCGCTTCGTCGCCCTCCATCTCAAGCTCAAGCTGAGACTCTCCTCCGGACAGAGATGAGTTGAGTTTGCCTGCGCCGACCCACAGCTTCAGGTCTGCGCTCAACTCTGACTGAACATCTGTTTCTGTCCCGAGGGCCATCGTTTTTCTGTCTCCGCCATTGGTTGGAGACATAAAAAAGGCCATGGCGTTCAGCGCGGTTTCCGGGGGCGATCCGGACTTTTCGTTCTTGGCGCCGAACTTCCTGTAGACCGGCTCCTTCGGGCCACCCGGGTATCTGCCGGCCAGAAGATCCATCGCCGAAACATAGTCGAACAGGTTCAGCTGCGCTCCGGAGATGATCGGAACCCGCCCGATCCGACCGCCGTTTGCCGCGGTATCGGTGTTGTTGACTGCCTTATAAAAAACCAACGACTCAACGCTCATGATATGCTCCTTAAAGTTCCATGATTTTAATCGTCAAACTGTGGAATCTGTCATTTTCCTCGAAAACGGGCTTGTTCATGTGGATCGGGACGGCTGAAATCACCGGTGGGTCTTCATGCGGAAACCTGAACTTGATTTTTGCTCCATGGTGGTTCCAAACGTACTGTGCGTCAGGCACCTGGGTAAGGGCGTGAAGATCGGCCAGGTCTTTGAAAAGGATGGTGGCTGTTGTTTGAGTCCCGGCGAACACCCTTATCGGATTGTAATCCGGGCCCTCGAATAGAATTATGTTTCTGGCCAGCGCCCGCTCGACCACCGAGAATACCCCGGTGAATGCCAGCGGCTCCTGCTCTACAAGCTCGCTCGGCAATAGCACCAGACGCTCGGTCTCGTTAATATCCCATAGCGAAATCATTCGGTCTCCGTCGTTTTTCCATTCTGATTTGCTCCTTGAACTGTTCTATCTGGTCTACTCTGTCGTAAACCTGAACTGTGGTATTGCCAAGAGTTAAATCCATTTTCCCCATATTTGTTGCTTCCTGAGCCGGACGAACGGCCCCACCGGTTGCGAAATGCTGAACGACCTGCTGTGTGAACTGAGGAACCATCTTCGGGACCGATATCTTGGGCATGACAGGTTTCACCGGCCCACCGAGGCTGAACTTCTGCACGAAAGAGCTCATGATGTCCTTTGCGTCGGACTTGGATCTGGATCGGAGCCAATTGAAGAAGCCGTGGCCGCCGAAGTTCTGCACGGTCGGCACGTCGATGACATGCTCGTTCGGTGTCAGCATGGCCGGTACGGTGTCTCCGGTTCCGGACCCGGGCACCCGGCCGCCGGTTGCGTATTTCAGGGGGGTGTCGCCCATCTTGCTGGTGATGTCCTTGGCCATCTTGGCAAGTTTTTTGAGCTTGCCTTCTGCTTCGGTGGTGTCCAGCTCGAATTTGGTTCCGGACTCAAGCTTATCCATGAACTCACCGGCCTTCTCCCTCGCCCTGTCGAGACCGGCATTGACTTCTTGTTCCAGCCGCTTCCCGATCGCTTCCAGCCGACCGTCGGTTACGGCCAGGGTCTTCTGGAGGGTGGCTGTGTGTTCCTCGGTTTTGGCCTGTGCTCTCTCCAGAACCTTAATCCGGCCTTCCTCTTCGGATTTAAGCGTGGAGAACATTTTCTTGACCGCTTCGGTGGATCTGGACCTTGCCCTCTCTGCGGAGATGATGACCTTTTCTTCGTCCTTGATCTCTCCCGTCATACCCTTGGCGGCGTTCATCGCCTCCTTGATGAGCTTGATCTTTTCTTCGTACCGATCGTTGCCCATCGCAACCGCTTTGTTGTATTTCTCGTTGATCTCAGCCCACTTGTCCTCGTAGGCTGCCTGTTCCGACATCCCTTCGCGTTTTTGGTCGCGGAGCCATTCTTCAACCGATTTCTGTTCTTCGGCCAGGCCCCTGCGAATATCGAGGATCTCGTTTGCGACATCCTTTTCCATCTGAAGGGACGCTTCAAGCTCAGACTTCAGGGCCTGCCTGGCTTCTTCGTAATGCTTCTTCTTGGCTCTAAGCACCTGCTCGTCGATGTCCTTGACTTCCTCGGCGTATTGTTTTTCAGCCTTGGTCATCTCCTTGGCCACATCGACGACGATCTTCTTTTTCTTTTCGGCGCCCTGGACCCGGTTCTGGGCGTCTGACTCGTAGAGGCGCTTCTTGGCCTCGTTGGCCTCCTTTTCGAGCGTCTCCATATCGATGTAGAATCTTTTGGTGCCTGCCAGAACATCCTGGTTGTGCTTGTCGATCAGGCCCTCGTTCATCGACCAGAATTTGTGGCGCTCGATGGCGTATTCGAGATCCAGGCGTTCCTGGTCGGTGATGGCCTCGGCTGTCGCCGCGGTCTCCTTGTTCAGGGCATCTTTTTTGATCCCGAGCGACCTGGCCGCGGCGTCCTTTTCCTTGGCCGCATAGTCGTCCAAGGCCGTGGCAGCAAGCCCGAGGGATTCTCTGATGGCGCTGACCCGCTCCTGGGCCATTTTCAGGTTTATGGCTCTGATCTTGTCTTCAATGGTCTGCACCTGGCTGACATCAGGAACGATGCCGTAATATTGCGCCAGGGCCGCATTCTGTTTTTTGGCGGCGTCTATTTCTTCGCCTGACAACTTGGAATAATCACCAATGGATTCTTTGAGAGAGGCCAGGAACAGCTCCTTACCCCTGGCGTATTTTTCTTCGGTGCTGAGGGTGCCGAGATAAACCCTGACTTTTTCTGCATGGGCCTCCTTTGCGATCCGGATCTCTTCTTCCGACATCTCCGAGAGAACCCCGATAGATTCGTTCAGGGCCTTGTAGAGCGGGCTGTTTTTCGGAGAGAAGCCTGAGATCTCTTTCTTGAGGAAGGTGCTTTCAGCCTCGACCTTGAGCCGTTCAAGTTCGGTGATTTCATTCTGGTAGGCTTCGATCTTCTTGGAGGATTCCTCCTGGATTCGCTTGGTCTTGGCCGCGATGTCGTCCAGGACATTCTGGATGGATGCCTGGCGGGTAACCTTCATTTCGTCTTCGGCGATCTTTTTAAAAGCCTCAAACCTTTCACGCCAAATCGACTGAACCGTAGCAGAAATCTCTTCTTCGGTGTGTTTCATCGACTTGGCCTTGTTCTGATAGGCAATCGCTTCAGACTTGGTGTCAGCGAAGAACTTTTCGAAAGAGATTTTCCTTCTTGAATCCAGTTTTCCGTAAAACTCCTCGAATTCGTTGTACGTGCTTTTTAGAACCCTATGGTCTCTGCTTCCGGTTTTGCTCCAGTCGAACAGTTTTTCGAAGAGAGATTTTTTAGGCATTGCGTCGTTTACTTTTTGGGTGCCCTCCTTCACGATGCCCAAAAACTCCAGGATGGTCTGCCAGAAAGACTTCTTCGCAGGCTCTCCGTCTTCACCAACGAAAGAGGTGACTATCCGTGGCCTCAAAGCGTTCGCTTCTCTTTCGAATTCTCTGGTGAGGCCGGTCATTTCTTCGGTTTTTTCTGACAGATCAGTTTCGCTCGACCCCCTGCCTCTGAACCAGACAACGGCTTTTGCAACCAGGCCTTTGCTGATCGTCTCCATCGCCCGCTTCATTCTGACTGCAACACTGTCGACCACGTTGTCATCGAGCATCGCTTCAAGCGGGTTGATGTCCTTGATGGTCCGCTCCACCTCTTCAAGGGAGGTTTCAGTCTCGGATTTTATTCTGTTGAAGAACCCGGATACCAACCCAAGTCCTGGAATCTGGTCTGTTATCCAGGCCATGGCCTCCGCAAAGGACTTCTTTACGTCAAGCAGAAAGGCATGGATGTAGCCATATGCTTTCATGGTGTAGTCGTTCACCTTCATCGGCAAAGTGCCGAATAGGTCCATGTCGCCTATGATTCTGCCGAGATCCCAACCGATGAAGAAAGCCTGAACCGCAGCCATCACCATATTAAACTTGGATGCCACGGTAGCCGCTGCGCCCGCTATCTTTGCCAGGCCGGTACTCAGACCTGGGACCTTCGCAACCATGGCAGTAAATGCCTTGGCGGCCGAGGACCCGTGCGTAGACAGTTTGGCGAATGCGGTTCTGCCTATTTCGGAGAGGCCGGTAATGGCTTTTCGTGCCAGGTCCGCAGAAGAAGCCATTACCTTGAACGGTCTTTGTGCGAATTTGAAATACTCTTGCAGCCCCTTTATTCCAAGCTTGATGCCGGCCACCACGCTTTTGTTCTTATCCATGAAGTCGACAAAAGCAGCGGAGATCCCGTTTTTAGCGTCAGAGGCAATCTTGGCTGGGGCTGTGAGCGCATCAGTCAGGGCCGTTTTCACCTTCTCAGCGGCGATTTCCGCCTTGTCGGATATGCTTGTCTTTAAATCGAATCCGAGCGTGAAGACTTTCCCGACATTGGCCATCATGCCGATAGATTTTTTGGTCCAGGCTTCAAAAATTGAACTCATGGCGCCGAGGGCATCGGCCCATTTCGGGGAGAAGTAACCAACCGTGTTGTCTATTACGGCCCTGAACGAGTCACCTATGGTAGAAACAAAGCCAAGCGCAATGCCTTCCGCCTCGTCGAGCTTTTTGTTCAGGCCTACAAGGAAGTCCTCTCCGTCCTGGCCCACCAAAGAGATGATGTATCTTGCGCCCATGTGATAGGCGTCTTCTGCAAGCTGTCGAAGCTCTTTCCCGGTGTTCAGGATTTTGTCGATCAGCGGCTCACCATTGTCTGCAATGAACCGCATCGTGAAATTGGTGTTCAGCTTCGATAGAGACGCCTTGAATTTTTCAGAGAAGAACAGGAACTCGTCCAGCCTGTCTTCAGGGGTCTTTTCGCCCTCATCAGTCACGAGGTTTACGACGAAATTCGGAGAGTGTTTCTTGACCGAATCTGAAAACTCTTCGAGCTTGGCTTCGGTGGCGTCTATAGCGTCGCCCACAGGCTTTCCTGCGCCGTCCGTGAAGAAGGTCTTGACCTTTTCTGCGTTCTTGTCTGCCTTCTTGAAGATGCCCCTTATAGAATGGACGACGTTTGAGGCGAAGGCAATTGGGTCGTCTCCGTCCTCCGTCTCTATACCGAGACGCATGATGGCGTTGATGTTGCCTACGCTCTTCGAAAAAGATGTCGCCTTCGAGATATTCTTCTTTACGCCATCCGTGAAGCTGTCGCCTTCGTCGGTCCCGAAGAAAATTGAAAGACCGGTCTTCAGACGGCCGGTCCAGGTGGAGAATTTGTTCAGGTTTTCCTTCAGCAGATCAACCTGCTCAGAAACAGGAACACCTTCCGTGGTCCCGTCGCTTCCGGTAAAGGCTATCCTGAATAGAGCCGCCCCGGCCTTGGCTCGGTCCAGAAGACTGCCCTCGCCTCTGAATTGGGCATAGAGATTACTCAGCTCATCTCCGCCCTCTACCGAGATTTCGACCTTTTTTTCACCGGATAGGGCATCGGCTTTTTTGCCGAGAGTATCGAGTTCTTTAGACGCTTCCGCGACAGCCGGTCCCAGGTTGAAAAAACCTGATATTGCCTTGACGGCTCCGCTTCCTCCAATCTTGGAAAAGAATCCGGACGCCGACTCCGCAGCGGATGACAATCCATCTCTCAGCTTTTCTGCGGTCTCGTATGCCCCTATGAGGGCCTTCGGCATATCTATGCCGAACTTTTCGCCTATCTTCTGTACGGTGATCAGCGCACCGCCGACCGAGTCGATCATATCGGCGGCTTGCTCTTCAACCGGCCGGCCGTCGTCTCCGAGGATTCCAAAGGTGAGCGTGGCCTTGAGGTCGTTCACCTTGGTCACCAAGGCTGTGGCGGCCATCAGCGCCTTCTTGGCCTCCTCCGGGATCGGCGCACCGGTCTTTGCAGCCACTACGCCGATCTTCAGCGCGGCCTTGGCTGCATTGATGGTGTTCTGCGTCTTTTCGACGTCGCCCATGACCGCTCTGAGTTTGTCTTCTATGGGCATTTTTTGACCTTCGTCAGAAACGAAGACCTCGAAAGCGGTTTTCATGCCCGATATGGTGCCGGATGCCTCGGAAAATTTCCCCATCATTTTCTCGATGGCGTCATCAAGGGGTATCCCAGTAGCGTCCGAAAATTCGGCGATGAAGGAAACAAGCAGGCCACCGATAAACTTGACGAGGGACATGAATTGGTCCTTGGCCCACGACAACCCCTCAGAAAGCGGCATGCCTCCGATCTTTATGTCTGCGGTCATTTCGGCAGTGGTTTTGTTGATATAGTCTGACAGGGCCTTGAACTTACCCTTGACCCACTCTACTATCCCCCCGAATGAAATCCCTTCTTCCGTTTCGAACTTGGCTCTGAACTTTGTTATTGTTTCGTTTATTGAGTCGGAAAGGAGCTTCATCCTTTTTTTGATGTGCTCCATCTGCTCTTCAAGAGGTGCCCCGTCCTTGGTCCAGAATCTCACCGAGAAAACAGCGCCGAGAGTCCCGATTACCTGCTTCAAGCCCTCGAACCCCTTCAGGGTTTCTGATATCCTTTGCGTAATCGGCTTCCCGTTTTCTGAGGAAAACTTTATCTTGAACTCGGACGCCTTTCCTTTCACATACTTTGATGCCTCTAAGATATTCTCTTTCACCCACTTCAAAGTAGACGAAAGCGGGTTTCCTTCTCCATCGGTGAACTTCGTAATAAAGCTGGTCACCACCCGCCCGACCCGGCGGGCCATCCCCATGATGCCGCCTTCCATATCCTTGATTTTTTCTGTGAGCGGCTTTACACTGTTGTTTTCGCCCATGAAGGAGACGGTGAAGGTGGAGACCAGGCCCTCAATCAGGCCTGCCAGGCCCTCTGCGGACTTGGCGACCTCTCCCATTTTTGCGGTGGTAGCCAGTCCGTCGGCTGACAAAAAGTCTGTGGTGAAGGTGCTCCCGAGATTAGAGACCAGGTCGCTTAGGCTTTTGGACTCATCGATGATATCCAGAACCCGGTCTTCAAACGGAATGCCGGTTTCGGCTTCGAAGGAAACCATGAACTTGGTGGCCATCTTGCCGATCTCGGCAGCCACGTCATACCCTGCCTCAACTGTTTTCAGCGCGGCTTCATCGAAAGGTATCCCGTCGTCAGAAACGAACATAGCCGTGAAGTAGGATTTCAGGCTGTTGATCTTCTCGGACGTGTTCTGGGCGAGAGAAAGGATTTCCCGACTTTCCTCGGACAGGTTTGCGCCGCCCTCTCCCTTGAAGAGAGTCGTGAAGGTAGCCTTGATGTTGTCTATCTGCTCAGACGTACCTTTTATCCGCCCGTAAACGGACTGGATCGTCTCGAACAGGGGCTTTTCATCCTTGTCTGCGTCTCCGATAAAGGCGACCTTGAAGATGTTTTTGGCCGCAAACATCTTGCCGATGGTGCTTTTGTAGAGACCGAACGCCTTGGTCATGGCCCCGGTCATCAACTCGAAAACAGATGGCCACTCCTTCACATCACCGGCTGCTTCGATTTCAAGGGTGATCGGATCTTTCTGTATTTCCTTCTGGCCGTCCTTGATGGTTTTGCGGATCTCTTCTATGGCCTTGTCGACCGGTAAGCCCCCGGATGTCTGGAAGTCGACATTGACGACCGAATCGGTCTCTTCGGCATCCTTTCTGAGGTCACCGAGTTCGGCCTGGATCTCTTCGATTTTTTCACCGAGGAGCTTTGTGTCTGAAGCAGTCCCGGTGAACACCAGATTGATATTGCCGTCTACAGCGGTGTCAGCCCTGAACTGGTTGATGTATCCGGTCATTTCCTCGAATGTTTCTTTGAGCCGGGATGTGTTCAGGGTGAACGGGGTCTGGCTGATCTCCTCTATTTTTTTGCGGTATCCCTCAAGGATGGCTTCGGTCTGCTGGATCTCGCCCCTGATGGCGTCCATCTGGGTTTTGAATTCGGCTCTTTGCTTTTCGAGGATGGCAACAGCCGCTTCGTGGCTTTTGGTGATGCCCTCCTTGGCCGCGTCGGCTGTCTGCTCGACCGAAGCAATGGTCTTTCCGGATTCATCAACCACGTCCCGGGCCAGGCCCTTGAACATGGATTGGGCCTCTCGGACCATCTCAGCGTTCTGAGTTTTGATGCCTTCCGCCAGGAGCCGGTTGGCCTCTTCACGATCGTTCAGCCACCGCTCCTCGTCGGACATGGTTTTCTGTTGAACGTCCCGCATGTCCTCCATGTAGGACTTGTTTACATTCTCGATCGCTTCGTTGGTGGACTCTACCTGGCCGCGGAGCCGATCATACTGGCCCTCCAGCTCCCGAATGTGACCGGATACGATGCTCTTGACCTTGTCGTAGGCCCTCCGGATACCGGCAACATATTTCTCGTTGACCACCTCCATGTAGCCGATAATTCTGCCCTCGGCCTCCTGGCGGGAGATGGATGCCTTGCGGTACTCCCTGACGGTCTGATCGATGAAGCCCCTGACTATCTGGACCGCCTTCTGCTCACGGTCCTGGACCGCATCGAGCATCTTGTTGTTTTCGAGCATGTAATCCGCATACTCTTTTGCCCTGAGCGCGGCCATACTTTCGATCCGGTCCTTCTCGGCCAGGTTCAACTCTTCGGCCCGGTCCTTGAACTGAGAGATCCTCGACCCCAGATTCTTGTTGAATTCGACGAATCCTACTTTGTCCGCCGCCGACATGTCGTCGATCATTCGTCGGTAGTCTCTGGGAAGCTCCTGGACTGAAGATCGAAACGTGGCTGCTACACGGCCCACCCTTCCTTCAACCTCTGCGATCGCTGACAACATGGCATCGGCCAGGTCCCTCGCCACTTCAGGACCCACACGCATCGAGTTTATCATTTTCAGAATCTCGACACGGTTCATCCCGTACTTCTGGTTCAGGACCAAAAAGGTTTTGGCCAAGTCCCTTATGTTGTCCTTATAGTTTTCAGTGGCCTCATCAAGCTGTTCTATTAGAACTTTCTGGCCTGGAGCCGCCAGAAGGGGGGATAGGTTTTCGCTCGGCATGGCAGCTGTTCGCTGCCGCTCCATCATGTCGTATAGAGCCTGAAGCGATTTGGCTTGCTCATCGAGTTCGCCGGTTATTTTGACTTTCTCAACCTCAAGCATGGCTTCTGCGAGCTTCGGATAAGCTAAAGAGGCGAGGTCGACAACCCCCAGAAGGTCTCTTAGGCTTTCGGCAAGAGATCCTTGTTCCTTTGAGAATCTTTCAAGCATGTTTTCGTATGAATCGTCCGGCCTCTTTGAGAGCTCTTCGAGTGTTCTCCGGTAAAAAGAAAGGGTCTCCGCACTTTCTTTGAACGCGATGGCCTGAATTCTCGCCTCTTCAGATGTCCTCTGAAGCGCCGTGCTAAACCTATTGAGGATGATCAACAGGCCGGATATTGCCGTGGTCCATACAATGAAAGGGTTGGCCTGGAGCGCCCGCATGAGCCCTCTCTTGGCCCATATGGCTGCTCCGGCGGCACCGAAAGACGTGGCTACCCTGGTGAGGTGCTTAGCAAATACAACGATTGCTGTCCCTGCGAAGGCTTTATTGAGAAACTGAGCCGCTTTAGCAAGGCTGGCGATCCCTGCCGTAGCAAGCCCAAGCTGAGTCACCAGCCCCCCGAAATCGCTTTTTACGAAACTTTCAAGGCCCGTGAAAACCACCTTCATGGTATCGGCCAAAACGCCGAATGCGCCTGCGAGACCTCTTTCACCAATAGCAATCGCAAGGTTGCCGGCCCGGTCGGCCGCATTCTTGAACTTGACCGCGAGGCCAAGGGCCTGGGTGTCAGCCATCTCCATGGCGGTCCCAAGGCGCTTGACCATGTCCATGGCCTCGTCGTATTTGCCGCTCATGAATGCTTCTGTGATGGCGGCGGCTGCCTGGGCGCCACGAAGCCGGAAGTAATCGTAGGCCTTGCCCATGTCTACGGCGCCCTTGGCGTTGTCCCACAAAAGGCCGGATAGATTCTCCAAAACCTTTTCATATCCGATCAACTTCGGATTAAGGTCTTCGAGGGCCACGCCCTGGGCCTGAAGGGCAGCAGCCATTTTATCGGTAGGGGCCAGCATTTTGGCGATTACCTGCCGGAGGCCCGTACCGATGGTAGACGCCCGCATACCATTATTTGCAAGAACCATCATGGAGGCTGCGACCTCTTCCAGAGAGACTCCTGCCTGCGAAGCCGAGATGCCTACGTAGTTGAAGGATGTCCGGAGCTTATCGACTGTCAGTTTCGACTTGTTGATGGCGTTGGCGAAAACATCCGCGATCCGGTTCGCCTCCTTGGCCTCGATGTTGAAGGCCCGCATCGTGGAGGTGACCAGATCGGCGGTGGTCGCCATGTCGGTGAGCGTACCGGTGGCGAGGTTGGCGACGGCCTGGATGGTCTCGATGGCTTCACCGGCTGACAGACCGGCCTGGGCCAGAAGCACCATGCCTTCGCCGATCTCGGTGGAGGAAAACTTCGTTTCTCTGGCGATATCGAGCATCTTCGTCGACATCGCCTCGATCTCATGGATGGTGGCGCCGCTGATGGCCTGGAGGTTTTTCAGGGCCTGGTCGAAGTCGATGATGGCGCTGGTTCCGGCTCTGAGCGCATTGATAAAACCGAAGACCACCGTGGCCGAAGCCATGAAGGTGGCGTATTCCTTGAATTTGTGGATCACCTTGCCGAGGATGCTCTCCTGTTTGCCGAGGGCTTCGGTGACCTTGTCGGTGCTGGCCTTCGCTTTATCCGCGGATGCTCCGGTTCGGGCTTGGATGTTATTCAGAAGCCCCATTGCCGAGTGCATCTTCTGAGCCTGGGTGATCTGCCTTTGGGTGGCGGCGGATAGCTGATCGTAAGCCAGCGTTATCTTGCCGAGACCTGCGGCTCCGGTCCCGGCCGCAGAGGCGAAAGCCCCGAACATCCCAAGGGACTTCTGGCTTTGAGCGATCCATCGGGTGAGCCCGGCGACAGATTTGTCGATCTGTCCGGTGAACGCAGCCATGGACGCCCTGGCTAGGACAGCACCCTGAGAGATGCGGCCCATCTCCTGGGTCCACTTGGCTGACCCCCTGGCGATCCCCTGAACCTTCTGGAGGTATTGATCGAACCCGGCCCTTACCTTGGCCAGGTTTTTGTCGGTTTGAAGGACGACGTTGGCAGCCGTCCGGTTGGCTGTTGAAAACTTGTTGATGCCCTGGGTTACGGCCTTGAAGGCGTTTTCGTAGGCCTTGCCGCGTTTGGACATCTGCATCAGAGATTTGTCAAATTCTGATGTTGCGGATACGGCTTTTTTTATTTCGCTGGAGCTACGCCCGATTTTCGCAAAAGCGTTGGAAATTTCAACGGCGGCGGCGCTGACTGTCTTCGCTTTCGCTTCTATTTTGCCGAAAGCTTTGTCGACTGATATAAGCTCATCTAGAAGCGTTTTTGCATTGGCTTCAAATATCGCCCCTAATGTAACCGTGGTGTCGCTCATCGCGTCGCATATCCGGGCCCTCCCTTTGGGGCGATCCCTTATGTGGATGGGGAGGGGGAAGCCGGCCAAGGGTAAACCGGCGTTCGGGAGCTACCCTATCCCCCAAGCTGGATCAGTGAAGGACCGTACCGATGAATCTTTTGTGCTCCATCCGGAGCTGTTCGGACCATTCCTTCCGTTCTTCTTTGGTCAGGTGCTCGTAAGTCCGAGGATCCCCGGGAACACAATCCCGATATTTCGGGCTCACGTATGTCATCGGATCTTCCTTCTTTTGATCTGAGGCGCCGCCATCCACTTTTGCACCGTGGATACCGGCCTCAAACTTCATCCGTTCGACTTCACGTTTCTGGCCGTGGGTCGTAAGCACCTCGATCTGGCCTATCGTCAAGCCGCCTTCGAGGAAGCTTCGTTGGTAGATGTCTCGGAGGGTGTATCCGGGGTATCGTTCGAGGACATAGGTGCAGGCTTCTTCGAATGAGTACCCTCCGCCTTCCGTTCGAAGAGGTGCCTGTACTTGTCCGCCAGCAAAGGGGCTTTTTCAATCGCCCGCTGATAGTTTACCTCGAAAATGATTTCCATCACCTCCAGAAACTGATCGTTATCAATCTCCTCCAGGAGGTCTTCGCCCTTGTGTTCGCCGCAGGTGGCCAGGGTGAGGCTTTCGGCAGAGTTTCGTTGAAGCGTTCCGACGATGGTGGTCACCCAGGCCATGGGGTTTCTGGCATCATCGGTGGTCATGCTCATGGCGCTGTTGAATGCGTCGGTGATCAAATCGGTCATTCGAAACTGGCCGGCGACCGACAACGGATACAGGGTGATGGTCATCGGGTTTCGGATTCCGATATCAAGGGTTTTGACCTTCGGGTTCAGTTTTGCAGCATCGTCTCCAGGCATATGCTTTTCTCCTTATAAGGCCGGCTCGCCCACCTGGTATCCAAATGGGAAAGCCGGATTCAAAAAAAATGGGACAAAAAAATTACGCAGCCTGCTGGAAGTAGATCCGTCCGAGCGGCCCGATGCCGTCGGTGAGGTTCAGGTTCCAGGCAGCGTTACCGCCGCTGATGTCTTCATGGGCCTGAGAACCCTGGAAGACGATCGGGACGTTGGATTCCTGCTCGGCCTGGGCCGCGTCTATACCTGAACTCGACTGCGCCCGGGGCAGGATGATGATCATCTTGTGGCCGTCGGCGTACTCGAAGATCGCTTCGACCCGCACGTAGGCCGGCTGTCCGCCGACACCGAGCGGAATGGAGCCCTGATCCACGTTGCCATACAGGGCGGTGCCGGTCTCGGCCTTGGTTGTCCAGAAAGTGAAGCTATCATCTGCGGTCCAGGTTCCGGTGAAAAAACTGGCAGGGATGGTGAAGTAGGGGTTTCCGTCATTATCCGGAGCCATCTCGGAGTCGAGCGCCGCGAAGGTGTAAACCACTCCGCTTTTTTCTCCGATGATTTTGCCGGCCGTGGCACCGGTGAAAAACACGGTGAACCTATCGTTCACCGCACCGCCGGCATCGTCGACCGTAATATCTCCGGTGGTGGTCCCGGCATCCGAATTCGTCTCTCCGACATGGATGGCGGCGGAGACATCCCCGATCGGGTCCAGGCCGTTGGCCAGGGCGTAGTTGAACGGCTTGTGCTCCAGGAAGGCACACTCAACGGAAGCCATAGTGGACAGGGCTTCGACGCCGTCAAGGTTCTTCGGGGTCCCGGACTCGTAGTTGTAATTCTCCCGGGTGGCCGTCAGCTTGGTCGATGCCATGGCGCCGATGGAGTTGGCCGCGGCCAGACAGGGCAGGGGGTTGGAAATGTTCGCGGCGGATTTCCCGACACGAATCTGCATGAATCCAAGGTTTCTGGATTCTACGTTCTTTGATACCGGTCCTCTTGAGGTAGACATAGTTCAGTCCTCCTGAAAAAATTAAATGGTGTTTGCCCATCTCGCCCGAACCGTGAGCGGCGAGACCTTGGTTTGATCAATACCCTTGAAATTCGGCCCTGGATCGACACGATCTATCATGAGGTGACCGATCTCGGTCCAGGGCGAAACTGTTGTGTCGTAAAGCGGGACCGCTTTGATGCCGTTGGCCTTGGCCGGGTCCACGAGGTATTTCATGACGGTGTCCTTCAGCCTGGCCCCTTCGATTCCTTCAGGATCTTCCTGGGTGCAGCAGAAGACCGTCCACACCGCGGCAGGAAGGTCCGACGCATACGGATCGATGGTTTCCACGTTCACCACGATCCACTTGGTCCAGCCATCCACGGCTTCGATTCCAGCGTCGAACAGCACCTTGATTTCTTCGGTCGTTTCCAGGTTATCGACATGGAATTTGACCAAAGAGAGTTTCAAGTTGAGCTCGCTCGAATCGGCAGGCAGGCTCATCTCTTGACAGCCCTCCGAATCATTTCCTGTTCACTGAACTTTTTCGGCTTCCCGCTGAGAACCGCTTTCTTGATGTGGTCCCGTTCTTTCTGGAGCTTTTTCTTTTTTCCGTACTTAATAAGAGACCATCCCGTATAATTCAGCTCAAGAAGCTGAGACATGACGGTCCAGTAGATGAATACGTTTTTCAGAAGCGGCGCTTCCGGGGCCTGGTCTTCGATGGCTTTTCGGATCTCCAGGTTCATCTGCCTGGACCACTCGCCCCACTCTATCGAGAACCTGGAAAGGTTCTTCTCGACCGCGTCCTTGTAGCGGCTGTCGATGCTTTTGATGTACTCGGCAGGGGTCATGCGATGTGCTCCAGCTTTTTGTCGTCGTCAACCACGACCTTGCGCCATGTCGGGGCGATGCCTTCGATCTCGGTCCATGGGATATACTGAACGTGACAATGGCCGTCCTTGCACCCGCCGACCACCTGAAGCAGGAGGTTGTCTTCGTCTTCGTCCAGGACCTTCATTTCGTCTCTGCCTGTTGAGGCTGGTACGGTGATTAGGTCTTTCTTTGAGATTGGAAACCGCTTCCAGAAAGCCTGGCCCTTCTTCTTCGCAATCCAGAGCCTGATCGGGGCCTGAAGCCATGCGATAAGGGGCGGTGTTATGATGGCGAAGATTATTGCCCAGGTGGCGGGTTGCGTGAACAGCTGCATCAGATTGGATTCCATTTATTCGCCTCCTCCGAAGACTTCCCCATCTGGAAGCTCAAGCTTGATAGGCAGCTCTGGGTGAATTCTGGCAGCCACAAGCTGGTCCGAGGAGAAATCAAACTCAAGGAATTCATCACCGACATTGAATCCGAAGGTGTAGTCGTCCGGGAAAATGTCGTCGTAGATGTAGTAGACAACGTCTATAGCCTCTCTTGAGACGGCTCCGGATGCAGACGGGTTGTATGGTGTGCCGACGGAACCCCTGTCTTTGGTTTCGGTTTTGTTGTATTCAAGCGTCACGAACCCTAGGCCAGTGTATCCAGGGCCGCTGATTTCGGCCGGCTGTTTGAAGGTGGCTGTAAGGGTTAAGCCATCACAAACCTCGCAGTAAACCGGGTATTTCTCGCCGTAGATCGGCCAGTCTGCCATTGCCGGGCCTGAGAGAATCAGAACCAAAATGAAAACCATCGCCCTTGAAAGCATTGCTCCTCCTATAGTCCAAGAAGATCTTGGAGTTTTGCCCTATCCTGCCCAGGAATGAGGGCGGTTCCCTTGATTCGATACCTGCCGGTATCTACTTCGAAATATACGGTTGCGCCAGAAACGATCCGCCATGTGATTTCTCCTGTCACAGTATCCAGATCTGGCGAAATTTTGTCTCCGGCAAAAAACTGCCCCCCGCTTTCGTGAGGCAGGTTGATTATTTTCGCATAGGCTGAAACCGTTGTCGGAATCGTGTCCGGGTTTTCCACCCGGAGAACTTCGTAGATTTCACAGATGTCCGAGGGTAGGGGGTCATCCGTAGCCGGAGTTGTCCCATAGAATGTAAAGGTTTCTCCGTCTGAGGCTACGGTGAAGGCTTCCTGAACAAAAGACACCGGCGTTTTCCGCATGTAGAGATCGTATTCCCCGGGGTCCAGAGTGATTGCAGCGCTTCCATCTAGAGCTGTTCTGCCCCAGGTAACCAACACACCGCCTTGCCTAATGGCGAAGTCGACCTCACCTATCGATGTCGTGGTTCCTGTCTCATAGACCTGGAGTGTGACTCCATAAAGCCCGCTGGTGTCAGAGCTAACTGGCGCCTGTTCAAGAGCGTTCTGGGTGAACCTGTATGTCGCACCATCAAGCTCGATCATTCCCCCGAATCTGTCGGTCTGGACCTTCACCAGATCAAGGGTGGATTCCTGTGCGACTCCGGACAAATCGGCCTGCAGATCGGATGGTCCAGCCACGGACGTCCCCCCAACTGAAATCACGTTCACATCTGTACCGCCGCCTCCGGCCGGAGCCTGCTCAAGGGCGTTCGCAGTAAACCTGAAAACAGCTCCATCTGCCTCAATCGCCGTGTCTATCTTATCGGTAACCGATTCGATGCCTGACACATCTACCGGCACGTAACTGGATGCCGCAAGTCGTGACGAAACAGTTGCATCGAGGTTTGACACATCTGCCTTGAAGTCATCGGCTACAGCCTGGAGGGCCACCACGACATCTGAAGCAGAGTGCGTTGAAAACCCGGTCGCCGTAATCCATGCCGCATCTCCGTGTCCCTGCAAGGCCGTTATCTCTGCGCCTGTTGCAAGGCCGGATGTGTCGGCTTTGAAGTCGTCAGGTCCGGCTACCGCTACGTCATTGACAGAGACGACATTCACGTTGGTTGATCCGCCGCCGGCAGGCGCCTGTTCCAGGGCGTTTGCAGTGAGTCGATAGACTGCGCCATCTAGCTCAAGGGCGGTATCAATCTTTACTGTTACATCTGAAATGGCTGAAACATCTGCTTTGAAATCGTCTGCCGCTGCCTGCATTGCGACAACAACATCTGAAGCAGCGTGGGTGCTGAATCCGGTGGCTGTAGCCCATTCCGCATCTCCATGCCCCTGAAGGGCAGTCAGCTCTACCGACGTTGCAAGGCCGCTGACATCAGCCTTGCTGGCCTCCCGTGATGCTGAGTCGGTCACAACGGTATCGGATGCCGGATCAAAAGTGGACAGTCCGGAGAGATCGGATGCTCCCGCCGGATCCGCGGGCAGATTGTCGGTCTTGAGCTTGATCGCGTCGACAATGCCGTCCACGACCGCCACCGCCGCAGACGTCGCCCCGTCCTGGAGAAGCTTACCTGGTGTACCGGCTGCGTCGTGGTTCCCAGACAGAACCCGGTCTAAAATAGCATCCCGACATGCAGCGGCGATGGCTTGGACGGAGAGGTCCCCGGTCGTCATGTCGTCTGCGATCAGATCGGCGATCGCCTGCATGACAGCGGTTCCATCCAACTCATCAATGATCGCAGCCTCAATCGCTGCCGCCAGACTGGACCGTTCTCCTGCCGTCAAGGTCATAGCATCGCCAGGAGCGGCAAAGCCAGTCGCCGTTGCCCATGTCGTGTCTCCATGGCTTTGGAGAGCCGTTATCTCGGAGGACAGAGCGAGTCCGGACACGTCTGCTTTGCTGGCATTTCTGGATGCGGCGTCAGTCGTTACCGTAAAACCGAACTCCGATAGGGTCCTTGTGGTGGCCGTCCAGACCGCAGTAGCGATGTCGGATACCAGCGTCCCGTAACCGGTCAGGGTCCGCGTTCCCGCAGACCAGACATCCGAAGCAGAATGGGTTGAAAACCCGGTTGCGGTCGCCCAGGTCGTGTCTCCGTGGGATTGCAGATTTGTAATGTCTGTCGGAGTCGCCGGAGCTGTAGACAGGGAGTACCCGGTTTTATCGTTATTGGTGCCGACGATTACTTGGTCAGTCGCAGGGTCAAAGGTGCTGAATCCGGTGGCTTTAAAGTCTCCGGCCACCGCCTGCATTGCAGACACGACGGCTGCTGCGTCATGGGTGCTGAATCCGGTGGCCTTGAAATCCGAGGCGTTGCAAGCAAAATATAACTCCACCTTGGCCGCGGCGGTCCCGTCAACGCTCATTTCCCAATAGGCGATGTAACACTTACCAGCAGTCAGCGCTGACTTAGGCACCAGTACGCCCCATAGCCCCGTCTCCGAGTTATACTGCGCCGGATCAAAAGGAGATCCGGTTATGGTGGTAGCATCAAATGTCGCATCCGCCCCTCCCTCCTCGTAGATGATAAGGCTGTCCACAGAAGGGTTGGTAGCAGCTCCACTGGATGCCTGACACTGCACCAGGAAAGGGATGTAGGCCGGAAGCAGGTCGAGCTGTAATGTCTGGATTTCAGCCATTGGAACCCCTTACTGAGAAAATACTGCGTCGATCAGATCGCGGAGCTTGGCGGTGTAATCATACCCAGTCTCGCCCCACTGGATGTCATGAAATGCCAGGAATGCGGCAATACGATCTGAAAGTTCATTGCCGTTGGCCGATGTGACACCGAACATGGTGTCAAATTCTGTAACGCTGACAGCGATGGCCTGGGCACGCTGGCCGTCAATCTGTTTCAGAATACCAATGCCCTCACGGATTTTTTCCAAAGCGTTCAGAACCTTTGCTCCATTGGTATTAGCTCGGTCGATTTTGACGAGATTTGCCATTTGCTTCCTCCTTATTGTATCAGCCCGCCGTCGATCAGCGAGGAGTTGAATCCGTCGATTAGGCGGGGGTTGCCGGTAGCCCTGGAATTGATTGAAAACGTTTGCATGTCCAGCGTCTCTGCAGGAGCGATGGTCTCTAAAACCGTCCAGCTCGATCCGTTAGAGCCGTACTCAATGGTAATTTCCTGCGGCAGATTGACATAGCTCGCGCCGTCCAACTCTTTGATCGCCAGGTCTACGATCTCCATCGAAGAGCCAAGATCGACATAAATCCAGTGCTTTATTATCTCGGCCCCGGTAGACCATCGTGTGGAGTTGTTCCCGTCTACCGCGTTGCCGGCTACATTGCCGGCGGACTCCTCGCTAGCTACGGCGGTCTGGCCCTGTGCGTGATCCGTGCCCCCCGGTGACGTTCGGAGGATCAGCCGTGTGAGCTGAAAGGCCCCCTCCCAGTTGGGATTAAAGCTGTCCGCCGTCGCCCGCAACCGCCAATACCTCGCACTCACCGCCATATCAGCACCCCACCCGATCCGTCATCGCCACTCCCTCGAAATGGCGTTCAAGGCTTCTTTCCCCCGCTGCTTCCACCCGGTCCTGGCATACTGCTTTGCAACCGGTCCGAACAAAGGCCGGCCTCGATCAGTCTCATTCCGATAGGCATACTCCGAAATATTCTCACCCATTGAGCTGGTGGCTCCGGGGAGAAGCCCTGAAACCCAATTGCCGGCTGCCTTGAACACCCGAAGGTTTGCGATCAAATCCCCACGCAACTCCCAGAAGCGAAGGTGACCGGCCGTTTCCAGCTTCCACTTCGCATAGCCCTGGTTGTACGGGGGGTAGTAGGCCCGGCTCGGCATGCTCTGATTTGCGATCGCGTCCATCAGGGCATTGCGGTAGTCCACCGCACCGATGTAGGCCAGGTTGGCCTGGGCGGATTTGACGGCCAGCATGGTGCGCTGAATGGCCGATCTGACCCGCTTCATGTCGGTATCCTTAAAGCTTATTTTGATCATTTTTTATCCGGCTAGGCCAATAGACCACGCTGATCATCCACAGGATGTTCTTTTTTACCTGAGCCTTCTCCTTCTCATCAAGCCGATAGGCGGAAATATCTATTGCCTTTTCAACTTCAGACGATAGCCGTCCTGACAAGCTTTCAAAGATTGCAAAAGATATCTTGACCAGCTCATCCTCATTGCGCTTGGGCATCCAACCTGTCTCTAAGCTCATTTAAGGCGTTGAGCACCACGTCTAGCTCCTCTGCCTTTTCATCCTTGCCCAGGCGGCGGCTGTTCCGAATCATATCCTCAATGTTTGACAGCTTGTTTTCCACCACAGCTATTCGCTCCTGGTTAGCTGTAAGCCTAACGATGGCCCTTTCTGACAAGGTAACAGCTCTTTCAATGGCGCTCATGCGCTCCTCAAGCCCGTCTACCTTTACGAATAGTTTTTCAAGTCTTTCCGCCATGCCTTTTGATGATGCGGATCGGTAGCCGCTCTTTGCTTTTAAGTGACCATACGCACCTAGCGCGGCTGCAGCTAGCCCGAACACCCAAATCAAGATCTGAGAAAGGCCTGAGTTCTTGTTCGACCAATCTGCAAACCGCCGAAGGATTTCTTCGATCACGGATCATCTCACATCTTTCTCTATCATAGCGGTTCCTACGCCCTCGTATCTACTGCCGTCCACTGAGCCGATTCGATATGATGCGCCAGAAGCCGTGACGAATCGGTCCATCGCTTTAACGATGTAAGAGGCTGGGAAATAAATTTCGCCCTTGCGAATCTCCACTGTCCCGAAGCCTTCGAACGATAACGAGAAGTCAGAGGCTCCTCGAAACGCATACGCCGGGTTGGCCACATCCGATTCAGTCATTTCCAGCTGGTATGAGGTGTTACGTGCCTGAGACAACCGCTCAATCCTCCCCTGGAAATTACACTGGTAGAGAAGTGACCCATATTCGAATGGGGAGTCTTCAAATACGTCCGGGATAAGCAGCACCACCAGATACTTCCCCCCGCCTACGGCCGGGATTTCGATAATATCTCCGGGGACGGCCTGGGTGGTTGCAGGGAAGAACGCCCTTCGAATAAAAGAAGTCCCGGCGTCCGGCTCCGAATCAATGTACTCTCCGGAGATATCGCCGCCGGCACGAAGGATGGTGACGGCCATGCCGATCTCTTCGTAGACTTCTTTTATGTCGTCTCCGAGGCTCAATCATTATCTCCAGGGTTGATCGTGACCAGGTCTGTTCCTGCCCATTCTTTCCCCAACTCATCGTATCCAAGGCCGGTTCCGATCAGCGTCCCGAATTGATGGGCGGCTGCGTCGGCCATGTCGGCGTTGGAGTCGATGTATTCTTTCCAGGCCGAGTCCATGCTTTCGATCATCGCTTTCAGGTGAGCAAACCGATGCTGAAGCGCGAACGCCTTAGCTTGGAATTTGCGGGACTGCCCGGTAGCTAAATAGAAGAGGAGGTGCCTCTTGCACCGCTGCTTGAACCAGTAGATCCGTGACTTGTCCTCCAGCGGAAGATCCCAACCGGTCTCGTTGGTGGCGTCCTCAATGGACAGATCGGAGTCGGTTAGTTCGTCCGCAGGGGTGGTCTCGTCTCGCCAGTCCATGTAATCCGACCAGTCCCGCATCTCCGCCTGGAGGCGAAGGGTGAGAGCCGCAGCGTCCATTACTTCTTGGCCTTGGCCTTATCGTCTTTGGTTTCGATTTCAGCCGGCGGCTCCGGTTCAGGCGGAGGCTCCTCGGCTTTCGGTTTGACGGGGACGGGGACGTCGACATATTCAGCGGCTCCGCCTTCGAGTTCTGCCTCAGACTTCAGCATCTCGAACTCCTCGGTCCCAGGGGCGTACCGCTGGCGCCGGAAAACCCTAGACCCAACTTTTACCGGCCGAATGACTTCGATATGTTTCTCGGTCTTTTGTGCCATGACTTGTATCCTTTTCCAGTTCAGGCCCCGCTTGGGAAGCCGGGGCCCAAAAATTATCAGATGACCTTCATCGAGATAACGCAGTCGGTGTTGTAAAGCACCGGCAGGCCCTTGTTCTGGACCCTGACCATCGTTCCGTCAGGGTCCCACTCGTCCTTCGAATCCACGAACATGCCGTAGGTGCGATTCAGGCCGAAGGGGGCGTTCAGGAACTCGGCGGTGGTGCTGCCCTCGACCTCTTTGGCCAAGAGCACGAACCGGTCAGGGGGGATGAACTTCCGGGTGGTATAGACGAAGTCTTCCCGGGCGCGGAAACTGATTGACGGGGCTGCGGCCACCGTAATGGTCCCGGCGTCTACATTCACCGCGGAGATGGTCTCTTCTTCCCAGGTGCTGGAGGACACATCCACGAACCGCAGGGTGTCGCCGACCTCGAAGTCTGATGCTTCATCGACGTAGATTGTGGTGGTGGAATCGCCTACGACATTGGCAGTCAGCCATGCGCGGATCTGGTACTGCTCGTCGTAGAGCACCATGTTGGGGATGTCGAGCAGGCTTCCGAGAACCTGGACCGGTCGGGCGAACAGATCGCCTTCGCCGTAAGCCGACTTTTGCAGAAGAGTCTGAATGGTTTCGGCCATGATCATCTCTTTGAGCACTTCAGATGTGAAGTAGGCGTTCGTCGGAATCCCGCCGTTGGAGTTCTGGAGCATGATCTTGATGTCCATGATGTCTTCCAGAATGTTCACGGTGGAATCGTCCCCGGTGTAGTTCCACTTCCGGGTGCTGCCCAGCTCGAAGATGAAGTCGTCAGGAATGCCGTAATCCACATCGATTCGAATCCCGCCCTGCTGGAGATAACTGAAAGATCCGGTGGTCAGCATCTTGCAGATCATCCATTCCTTTCGGCGGTCACAGCGGTTCTTGAGGGTTTGCGTCTCTCTTGCGATCCGCTTTTGGGCGGTTTCGATCTGGTCGTAGGTGCCGGGCTGGCGAAGATTGTTGAGGAATTCCTCATCAAAATAAATCTTCTCCTTCCAGTATGCAGCCTTCGCGGTGTGCTTGGCCACCCCGGTGGGCGCCAGCATTTGGGCTTTGGACCCGGGAGCCGCAAACGGGGTCATGCCCCGGTTCCCGATCTGGCTTTCCCATTCGATGGTGTCCGAAGGGGCGTTGTCCTCTCCGAACATATTGAGAAAGAGCAGGTTCGGTGCCGTCATGAACCGCTCGATGAGTTTTTGCAGTCTTTCCGGCCTCAGGTCCGGAAGGTCGGCAGGTCTGTACTGTGGCATTTTTATACCTCCTTACTTCAGGATGACGTACTGGCCGTACTCGCTGTTCCCGAGATCTGTCTTGGCCTCTGAGTCGTACAGGTTGAGCGAGCCCTTGTAGAGCATCGCATTGGATAAAACGATGACGCCCATACCCCCCTGGGCCTTTTCACCGGTTCCGGTCTCCACCCCACCGATCAGGATGCCGGCGGCCTTGGTGAAGGGAGCGGTGGCATTGGTCTGAATCCAGACCCGGGCGCCCCTGGCTACTGTGTAGCCGGTGGAGACATCGTTGGTGACGGTGATTACCGCTTTGTGCGGGTAGGTAGACCGATCAATGTCGGTAATGGCGCCAAGGTCTTTTGCCGCAGCAGCGATCGATGCGTAATTGGTGTTGTCAGCGATCGCCAGGTGGTCACCGACCAAGAACTTGTAGCTGTCTTCCATGGTGACATAGACCAGCTTGTCCGCAGCTCCGTCGAGCAAAAGGGACGCAGCTCCTATCGCTGAATCGTCGCCGGCTACCGGCCGTTCCTTGGTGTACGGAGCGAACATGCCCTGTCTCGGTGAAGTAGCTTCGGTGATCTGCCCAAGGATGGTCCCCATTGGCACGATGCCGTAGCCGGGCGGGAGGGAGATCTGCATGGTGAGAGCGTTTTCAGGCTCGGAATAAAAGAGCCTACGAAGGTCGTGCTGTACCCCGCGGAGAATATGCGGAGTGTCTCCGAATACATTCGCCATTACTTACCTCCCTTCACGGCCATCTTGTAAACTTTGTCGACCCAGGCTTCGTCTTCCTGCTCCTGTTTTTCGGCAAGCTGACTGGCTTCTGGAACCTGGGAACGGATTGTTACTCCGCCGCCGATGACCTGGAATCCGCCGGCGTCCTCGAAGTCTTCGATTTCGCTGTCGACCGCCTCGGAAAACTTAGCTTCGTCAAGGACGCCGTCTTTCATGAATTGGCCATGGGGGACCATGGACCGAACCTTATCCGCGAACTTCGCCGGCAGGGAACTTGCCTCCAGCTTGGTCTTGAGGATGGTTTCAGCGAGCTTTTTTGCCGACTGAGCGTCCCGAATGGCCAACGACTTCTCGGATTGCGCCAACCGCTTATTGGACTGGCTCAATTGATTCTTCAGCTCGTCGATCTGACGCTGAAATTTCTGGGACATCTGTGCGCCCTCTCCTTCGGGTTTCTTGGGAGGCGTCACCTCGGATTTCAGCTCCGGGTATTCCTTCAGGATTTCGTCCAGCAGGGCCCGGGCTTCATCGAGGGTACGTTTTTTCTCCTCGGGTTTGTCTTCGGCGGGGGGCGCTTCACCCTCGCCTTCGGCCATGTCGCCGGTAGGGGCCTGGGATCCTTCGAGTTCAGCCTTGACTTCGGCCACGACTTCCTCCTTGACCTCGGCTTTTACCTCCTCAACGATCTCCGGTTTGATCTCCTCTTTGACAGCCGCAACCACGGCCGGGTCGCTTACCGCTTCCTGGAATGTCATGGTGCGGTTGGGATCCCTGGCCTTGCTGCCGGCCTTCTTGTTGAACAGATTTGGCATCTTTGCCTCCTCCTGGTTAAAATGTTCTTCATCGGAGCCACTCATTGAATCGTAGCCCCTTTTCCTGACTGGCGAAGGCCCAACCTCCACCTCAATAACATCATCGGAAAACGCCGCGGCCCGGGTGTTCTTGTCCCACCCGAAGACACATGCGCTGGTTTCTTGGTATTCGCACTGACGCCATATGTGCCCTGGCCCTGCAAAAACATATCCGTTGACCTCGGCCTCTTCTCCGGCTTCGAGGTATTCGATCTGGGTGGGGATGGCGTAAATGCTGGCCTGATAGGGGAACCCGGCCCTTGAATTCTTGACAAAGGTGTTGGCCTCCTGGTTGTCCAGAAGCACTACATCATCCGGGTCGATGCGAAGCCCGTTCTCGTCTATGATCGGTGGCCCGGAGTGACCGATCTTCAGGTCCTGGAAGTGGTCTTCGAGGATCGGATACCGGTCACGAGACGCTGTGATCCCGGCCAGGTCGATGGCCAGGTCGCCCCAATACCAATGGTCTTTGATGACCGAACCGGAATAGCCCACCATGTCCAGCTTGGCCGGTGCGTCCGGCTTGCCGGTATCGAGGAACTTGACGTAGGCGTTGCGGTCGATGAAGGCAAGGGCCGACTTCGGAACTTTTTTCTCAGGCATCTATTCCATACCTTCCACGGTAGATTCCTGGGCTTCCCGCTCCACCAGCTGTTCGTCAGACGGCTCGGCCTCCAGCTTTTCCTGCATGGCTTCCTGATCGATGGTGAGAGCAAGGTCCGGATACTGGTTGTCCTCAACCGCTTTCCTGAGCCGCATGGTATGGTAGTTGCCGATACCAAGCTGCTTGGCCAGCCGTCCCTGGGGAAGCCCGGCGCCCTCCGCGAGAGAGGCATGCTTGACGCCGTAGACGGCCCGGACCCTGGACTCAAGGTCGATGGATTCCGAAACCGGAAAGGAGATCTCAAGAAAGTGTTCGGGCGGTTTGCTAACCTGTCGAAGGATCGGCTCCTTGTTCTGGTCCCAACCGACGCAGACGTTTTTCACGAAGGTCTCCGGCATGAAGCCGACCTTGGAGCGAAGAAAGAACACCGCTGACCAGAAGTCGTGCCTGAGGAACCGCTCGAAATATGCGATCTCGTCCGATGTTCGGTCCGACATGGGCCCCCGGGATGCCTTGACGGAGGCGAAGGTCCCGGAGGCTCGGCCGGTCATGACGTCGGAAGGCTCGTTGAGACCGGATGAAACCATGTCGAGAATGTCGGTGTCCTGGCCGGACAGGGAGGGGAGGTTGGGATTTTTGACTTCGCATTTCATGCCCGGGGGAAGAACAAGCTTCTGCCCCGGAGCGATCGGTTGGCCGATGGCGGTCTTCTTCTTTTCCTCATCGGGCAGGGAAACCCACTTACGGAACGAGGCAAGATCCTCGAACGAAAAGACCCAGGCGTAGGCGCCGGCTGATTTCTTGTGGTCGATCTCATATTGCTTCAACCGCTCGTAGTGGTTCAGCCATTTGATGGTGGTCTGGAGATAGGCCGTGGCCCTTCGGGTCATAAGGCCCTTGTCCCACGCGACGATGAACGAGCAGTAGCCCTTGAGCTTTGAGTAGCCGTAGCCACCGAAAGCGGCCTGCTGTTCCTGGATGTTGAAATCGGGATGGGTCTGCGCGTCTTCGAGGAGGGACGGGTATCGGGCGATAAAGATGGAGGGGATCTGCTCCCGGACCTGGCCCTTGCCCCGGTCGTTATAACTTATGTTATAGAACAGGGGCATCGTGGTCTTGCGGGAATGATATATGACGCCGGTGCCGTCGTCGCCGCCATCCTTGATCGCGGACGGATCGACGAAGTCCACCTCGACAAAGCCGTCTTTCTTGTGGACGGTGAGACGCTGGAAAAGCTCGCCTTCGATTTCATGCCGGCCGACATACTTCGGCCAGAAATCCCAAAGACGGTTCCTGTGATCGGTTTCGATTTCTTCAATGACCTGCTGGATTTCGTAAAGAGGGGAGGTGACCTCGAATCCCCACCCTGCCATCCGGCCCATGACACCACGGATCGCGGTGTTGAGCTGCGGATTGTCGTGAAACTTGTTCCAGCATTCAGCCTGGAGGGACTCACGGTTCTGAGGTGTGGTTTTGGAGGTGCCGCGGGAAAGGGGGAACCCGTCCTCGTCGGTAAGGACGGGTTCTGTGGGCAGGAGCTGGAACTGCATTTGACGGAGGAGGTCGTCAGGTATGGAGGCGACTGCGTCGGCTAATTTTTCGGGCGGCAAGCCTGTCATTGAAAATCTCGATAAGCATTATAGATTATGCCTATTTACATACCGAGAGAATGTTATGTCAAGTTAAATTTTCCCGTTTGGGGAAAAATGTGGAAGGATATGGGGCGGGTGTGCGCGTGCGTAGGAAACAAAAAAAGGCCCTATCCGGGGCAGGATAGGGCCAAAACAAAAAAAGCCCCCTGCCGCATGGGAAACGACAGGGGGCTTTAGCCAAGGAAAACCATGACCAGCGAACAGGTCATGGTGATGGTATATTCGTGGTGCTATGATGTCAAGGTGTTTTAAATACCAAGACCGCGGATGTCGCCAGCCAAACTTTCCCCGTTGGTTTCAATCGCTCTCTCCAAGACGCTCTCGATAACGGTGTCGCTTACACTTGACTCGCAGTCCTCCGGAGCAGGATATCTGCCCACAATGTCGAGCGCGTCTTGCCAGTCGGACCAGGACGCTTCATTGATCTCATTGTTGTCTTCGACAGCTGATATCAAATACCTGAGCTTTTCCATTAAGCCTCCTCTTCGGTGACCGATATGTATTCGGCTATGCTTATCGGATCGATATCGAGAGCACCGCTTCCCCAAAACATGTACGCCTCGGTATCCGTGATTACCTTGCTCCCGTTGCGCCAGTATAGGAGCTTGAGCTTGGTGGGGTCGTACTTGTCTCCTTGGTTTCTCCTTTCAGTCCGACTCAAAATATCCATTCGTGTGGATCACCGGGCACATCCCGCATTTGCAGTTCGCTTTGTGTGCGCTGATTACCCATTTACCATTTCCGTTTTCGATTGCCGTTGCACCAGGCCAGCCAGTCTTTCTGAAACTCTGCGCCTGGGCGTCTGCATCTTCCTTGCTGGTATAGATTTGTACTGTGGACAACATGATTTCCTCCTTGACTCCCCACGAAGCGGATGGTACTTAGAGTCCAGCCGCTTGTCGTGGGGATGGTTCGTTTTGAATGACCGTAAGCATTCGTTAACGGGCGTTTACCCTACAATGGCGGCTTCCCCTTTCAAGCATCCTCCACGCTGTCTGCGAAGTGGGTTTCGATTTCTTCGGTGAAGCCATATTTTTCCAGCCAACTCAAAGCTTCGCCGTGTGACAGAACCCTCCATCCTGAGCCGCCACCACGGCCGTTGTCTCCGACTGGCTGGCTGTATCCGGTCATGGCCCCGCCTTCTCCGAAAACAAAATACTTTCCCTTCTGGGTCCGATAGAGAGTTTCCTCGTACCACTTGAACTCCCCATCAGGGTAGCCGTTATCATAGTGTGCAATCTCGTCCGCCGTCTCAGTGTCATACCGTTTGCCATCAATAATCTTTTTCATTTTTGCTCCTTTCAGGTTTGATTTTTCTCCCCCAACAGTCTACCTCCACTGGTCCGCATCCCTCGCAGACCGCAAAGGCCGTCCGCCGGAAGAGATAGTATTCGATCACGCCGACCTCGCCGGCCAACCCCGGCCGTTCACCCAGGGCCGCGGCGCAGTCGGCGCAGAACTCAGCCATTGCCGGGTTCAAAGAATCGGGCCAGGCCCCAGACGGTGAAGTTCGTTCCGTATGGTCGGATCTTTATCTTCTCGCTGGTCAGCCGGCGCTCAAGAACCTGGACCTTGGTGCCCTCCGGGAGGGTGATAACGACCTTCTCCACGATCAGCTCGGTCAGAGCTTCATAATCCTTGGCCTCAACCAGGGACAACACATGGTCCAGCACCTTTTCGGTTGGGGCCACCAGGCAACTGGTGCCATTTACATACAAAGGCTCCTCAGCCGCGGCCGCACCGGCCAACGACATCCATACCACAACGCACATCACCATCTTTTGCATATCTCCTCCTTTTAGTTCGCCCACCCGAGCCCGTCCGAGACTCGCTTTCTCAGCATATCCTCGGTGGGGTGCAGGTAGACCTTTTCGATTATATCCCTCGAATCGCCCAACAGAAAGGCGATATCCTCCAGCCGCATCTCGGCATCGTAGAACAGCTTTGTCGCCACGAAATGCCTGAACACATGGGTGAGACGCCCGGGCTCCTTCAGCCCGAGTTCCTTCAGCATGTAATCTATCAGGGCTTTGATCCGTGGGGCCTCGATGTTAAACAGCTTCCTGTCCGGATCTTCGAACAACTCCTCCTTGGATTCAAGGTATCGCCTCATAAGATCCCTCGTGATCGGGTTCACAAAAACATGCCGGCAGGTCGTTTTCGAGATGCCGATGTAGATCGAGCGCTTCTCGACGTTCACGTCCCGGACCTTGATGCTTGCGATCTCACGAACCCGGCAGCCGGTCTCGGCCAGGAGCCGGACGATCAGGTGATTGCGGTCATGGTGGTTCGGGAACTCGAATTCCATGCACCGCTTCACGTCTTCTTCGGTGAGCCACCGCCGTACCTGCTTCTGCCGATACTGATGCTGTTCGGCATTGGTGATGCGGTAGGTGAATCCTTTGACCGGGCTGCCGGTCTTCGCCATCATCATACGAATGACGTTGCAATAATACTGGATGGTCTTCCCGGAAACTCCCCGGGTCGACTGAGTGAACCTTATGAACGCCTCGGTGTGGTCCACCAAGGACTTGTCCAGGTGGCGCACACCCGCCGAATCGCAGTATCGGACCAGGGCGTCCAGCGCATATCCATATGTGTCTCTGGTGGTCTTGGCCAGGCCCCGGATATCGGGACTGTTCAGGAACCTCTTAATCCTCTGTCTCGGTGTCATCGTCAGCCTCCGAAAATATGTTCCGGATGGTATCCGGATCGCCTCCGAGGGCCTCGAAGAACGAGGCGATCTTCTCGACACAGGGGCCGCAGACCGGATCGACACCCACGGTGAACGGATGCCCGCCTGCGTTCAGGGCCTGGTCGCAGAAGTAGCAGTCTCCTCGGGAAGCGTTGTATTTATCGTTTATTTCCTGGAAGTAATCGACCCCTTCGGTCAGTTCGACCAGGTCGAAGTCCCCCTTGCCTACGGTGCCGAGTCCCTCATCCACCTGCATGAGGATGGAGGCCCCGATGAATGAGATGATCTTCTGTCTCATGTCGTCAGGCAGTCCGGCCAAATGATCGATGGCCTGGACCAGGACCGGGTCCTCCTTCTCGGCTTTCCGCTGGAACAGATCGATTATCTTTTTGTCCACCATTTCGGCTCCTGTTGTTGTTATAATATCAGCCTCCTTTCTATTTTTTCTTTCGCTTTAGCGCAAGACTTTTATGGGTTATTGGAGCGTACCGTGATAATTGCCGGGTTTAAAACACCATCGGAATCCTCCTGGCCAGTGGCCTTTCCGACGTCTCTGTTCCATGCCTTCCTGAACTCCTCTCCCCGGCTATGGCAGTGGGACACCATCTGCGCTACGCATCCGGCCATGAAGCCCGTAATGCCACCGGTCTGAGCATCTTCGTCAGCACGGCGAATTATCTCATGAAGGTCAAAACCCTCTTCTTCGTCGAGGATTTCCATGACTCTCCTGGCAACATCAATGCAAGCCTTCCCATACGGGTCTTCGTTTGCCTTGACCCACGACTCCCAATCTTCCTGTTTGACTATCGGCATTTCTCTCTCCTTACGTTATTAGTTATGTTTGCGGTCACTGCCCACAGAAAGCTTCTCCCTCACATAATGCGTGAAACAGCTTTCGCATACCAGCTTGTCGCCATGATCCTCGGTCGAATAAAAGTCAAAGCTCGGGGTGCAAAGACGAACCTTTTCGCACACACAACAGCGACATTGCTTATAACACCTGTCTTCATTTACGGTTTCAACGATGCTCACTCCCCCACCTCGATTCTAACGGTCTCCCCGAACGGTGCTTTCCGATCGGTAGTTGCGATCCACAGCACCGGATAGGCCGGCGCCGTGCCCGGGAAGTTGCCATACATATCCGTCAGGTAGATCAGACACGCCGGGGTGTCGCCGGATTGATCTATGTGATCGAACACCGGCCGGAAGTCGGTGCCGCCGCCGCCTTTCGCTGTCAGCTTGATGGGCAGCTCGTCCTGGGTATAGGTCTCTGTGCCCTGGACTCTGGAATCGCACCAGATCAGATTGACGGTGCAGGCCTGGTACTCTTCCAGGATGGAGTTCAACTCACCGGCGAACTGCGAAAGCTCATCGGAGCCGACCGAACCGCTGGTGTCGATGGCCAGGGTGATCTCACCGAGTTCCAGGCTATGCAGGCTCGGCAGGATGATGCCGCCCTGGAGATATCTACGATTCGGCCTGGTCCAGTTGTAATCGTTCTTGGCGGACCGCTCGACGTAGGCTCGGAGCATTTCTCTCCAGTCGACCTTGGGAGCGAGGATTTCATCGACGAATCCTTCGAGCGCCCCCGGAAGTTTGCCGCAGGCTTTCGCGGCCTGTGCGGCCTGGCGGGTCGAGATCTTCCAGTCCTGTTCGTGTTCTTGCATTTCGGAAGGGGAGGGTTTGCCCTGGCCCTTGCCGTCCTTGTCTCCGTCTTTGCCGGGGCCGGGATAATCTCGGACTTCGCCCCACCCTCCTTCGCCGTCGCCACCGGGGCCGTCTCCATGTTTTTCGGGGAGCTTCCCGTACACGGCCTCGGTCGAAAGCCCAACGAAGTTCTGATCGAGAAGCCCGCCGGCCGGGAGCGCCATACCGCAGTCCCGAAGGACCGGGTTGATCACGTAGTCACCAGCCACGTTCCACCGTTTCGGCGCCCGCTGGCATCTGCGGGTGTGGTGGTTGCTGGCGCAGTGCATTACCTCGTGAGCGATAAAGCCCTTGACTTCGTCCAGGCTGAGGGACTCGATCCATTCCGGATTGTACCCCAGGTGGACCCCGTTCACCCATCCGGTCGGTTGAGTCGGGTCCTCCTTGAATTGAAGCTTCAGGGCCAGCGCCCCGAAGAATCGCATGTCCAGGATGAGCCCGGCCCGGGCTTTTGTCATTTTGTCTTTTGCTGTGGGGTTGTTCATGATTTTTTCTCCCTTCTGATTTTGGCCTCGATGGCTTCGACGTCGTCCTCATAAAAGCACCGGCTTTTCCTGAAATCTTCGTCACCCTCCTCGTCAACCAAGCAGCCGTGACTTGCTTCGGCCCAATAAATTTCGTATCCGCAGACATCAAACTTTCCTGAATACAGCGGAGCGGTGCTCCTGGCCTTCACGATCGCGTCTTCCTGCGAATCAGCCTCGACTCCGGCAACCTTGACTACGAATTCCTCATAAAGATGAACGGTGTATTTCATGATACCTCCCGTCAGACCAAGCATCCAGCATGTTGGAAATCCCGACCAGGGCATTCAGGTCCCTGCGGTCCACGACAAGCTGGATGTAGTTTTCGTTTTCCGGTTCTTTAAACTCGAGCTGCGCCAGGTCGGCCAGCTCACCCAAGGCTTTTCGCTGTTCCTCCAGTTCTTCGAAGTCACAGTTTCCGATTACCAATATATCCATGATCCCCTCCCTACGGCCCCGGCAATATCAGGCCATAATGATGTGCAAAGATAATGTACCCGAACAAAACTCCGAGTACGAAAGTTACGATGTACGCGATCGCCTTATCTATCAAGTAGCTCCCGCAGTCTTCGTAATCCTGCGGGGCTATCATCGGCCTTCTGAACCTTGCCATTCCCAACCTCCTGGTTCGCTGTTTCAAAGTCGAGCGCCACTTCCGGGCACCCGGCGATTGCCCTTTCATGTATCCGGCCCGGGACTCCGGCCTGCCAACTGGCCTCCAGTGTCATGGCCGAAACGAACAAACCCCGCATCCGGAGGGTGTAAAGGACTTTCTTCTGGAGCGGGGTCAGTTTGAATTTCGGGGGCTCGGGCTTGCGCCGCTTTTTCATGCCGCCTCCTGCCCCACGTAGCCGGCCATCGCCGCCAAGATGTCGTCGGCGGATTTGGCTGCTTCCTTTCGAACGCCTTTGTCCTCCTTGATATCCCGATCTTTGTAGCCGCAGAGCTTCACCTCTACGGCCCGCCGCATATCTTCGAGTTTCGGATCGTCGGTCAAGTTCAGCTTCGGCAGGAGATCCACCAGCTCCTGAATGTTTCCGATCATGGTGCTCTGGAACCCCTGGTCGGGGATG